GCGGAGCCAGTGGTTAGAGCGGCGGCGGGTAATGCTACCGGTAATGGCGTAGCCAAGCCAGCGAGAAGAGGGAGTACGCTCTCCGAGCTGCGTCCCGCTCCATACGGTTGGTGTGAATTTGATGTCGCACTTTACGCCGTCCGCACACTCTACGCCATCAATAAAGATTTTGCCCTCGCGCAGACTGATGGGGCTTTTGTTGTATTCCATAGTCTAAACCTCCTTATCTGGTCTTGATGGTGAAATACAGCTTTTCGGCTGCGTCCACGGCCTCAAGGCCGACGTTGAAATAGGTCTCATCGCCAGACGATAGGCTGGCATCAATGAGGAAATCGTTGTCGTAATCGACGTTCTTGATGGCCCCCATGTCCTCAAAGGTCTTGAGGATGGTCTGGCCGATGCCTTTCATCACTTCCCAGCCGGTCGGGCTGTTGTCGTATTTGTTAGGCGGGAAGTTGAGCTGGACGGCCTCCGCGAATGCGTCGAACACACGGATGACGCGGTTCTTGCGGTAGGTCTTGTCTTTGGGCTTGTCAAACGTGGTGAGGGAGTTGATGTCATATTCCACGACGACCTTGCCCTCCTCGGAGAACGAGAAGAACAGCTCCCCGGCGTTGATGGCCGCGATGGCCTCCTCGTTACTCTTTGCGCCCACGATGTCGGTCGCGCCCTCGTAGACCGTGTAGGTGTTGGATTTGGTGCAGCTCGCCGCTGCGGTCACACCAGCCACCCACGCACAAGCCTGCGCGTTGGTGAGGCTCTTACCGCCCACCACGACCGCGTTGGTGACGTTGATGACGCCCTCGTAGTCGGGTGTGGTCGCGTCCGGCATGACCACCTGAACGCCCTTGCCCATGTTCTCGCGCATATACTTGATTTTGGCCTTTGCGGCGGTGTGGAGGGTGTCGCCATCGTCATTTTCCACAGGGAAACAAAGGGTATTGAACTTCACAGCCTCAATCTTATCGAGGAAAGAGGTCACGTCCAGATTGGTGGAACTGACGTTGGTGCCGCCGGTCAGGTTGGTTCCGGCCACTGCGGCGAGATCGCCGGTGCCGCTGAACACTACCAGCTCATCGTCTGCGGCTGCCACGCCCTCATAAGTCGCGGTTTTCTCTGCGGCGAGGAATACGCTCACATCAAAGCCGCCCACGGGGTTGGCTACGACGGAAAAGCGGATGTCATTACCACGGGTGCCGCCATACTTGGCTGTGACGGTCAAGGGCGTTGCAGTCGCCGAGGCTTTCTCTCCGCTCTCGGTGATGTAGACAATGACTTTCGCCGCGTTCTTGAACGCCTCGCGGATGAGGAGCATCTGCGGGTTCTCCTCGTCATAGATGCTGTAACCCAGCTTGAGGCGTTCCGCATCCGGGGCGGCTGCCAACAGGGTGATGAACGTCTTTTCCGGGCCCCAGTTGTGCCCGATGAGAGGGAGCAGGACGATACCGCGCTCGGAGTTGCCGAGGGTGTCCTGCCGGGTGCTCTCGAAGTTGATATAAGTGCCCGGACGGGTCTTTCCGGCCAGCTTATCAAAAGTGCCTCCAGCCATTATGCCTTTACCTCCTTTTTGAGCCATTTGTTGATGTGGTCTTTCATCTCGGCGACGCTATAATCGCCGGACATACCCGCCGTGGCACCGGCAAAGGTGCTGGCGCTCACGCCAAAAAGCGTTCTGCAACCAGCCGCCAGCTTTTCCAGCGGGAACTTTTGCGGGGTCGTCTTTGCGCCCCCGGTTTCGGGTTTTTCGCTTGCCATTACAAAGCCTCCTATTCTGTGATTTTTGATACGGCTGCGAGGTATGCGTCGTCCGTGTAGATGTTCAGGTCGTAGTGCATCATCTTCTGATACTCCACGGCGTTGTACGGGCGGCGGCTGTCCCATTGTAGCCTGATTTGATAGGCGTTATCGTCCGCCTTAGATAGCTCCGGGTCCTTGAGCCTTACTCCCCGGCCAACCGGCTGCCCCTGTTCATCAATCAGGGGAACCAGCAACCGCGCCGCGCATATCGCGTTGAGGGCTCTGGCCGCGTGGGCCTGCGCCTCGCCGTCGGTGCTGGCAAAGAATTTCACGAACCAGTCATATTCGAGCGCGTAGGTCAAAAAGGTCTCACCGCGCGCCGCAAAAATGGGCTGCGGGAAGTAGACCGCCGGGACCGTAAAGCTGTCCGGGACCTGCTGGTAGTAAGGCGTGAGGCCGGTTGTAGCATCGAGGATAAAGCGGATAATACTCGCAATTTCCTGTTCCAGTGCGACCATGCTCTCACCTCACATAAAGTCTTTGAAATAGTTGTCGAGCCACTCCTGCAATTTGGCATCAAGCAGTTTCGGGGCTATCTTCTCAAGGATGCGGAGGGCGCTCTCCCAGTAATGGGAACCCTCTACCCAGTGCTGCTTGAGCACCATGCCGGTTTTGGCTCCGGGTTGATAAATAAAGCGGTCGCCAGACCACACGCCGGGAACAAAGCGCCGCTCCACTCCTTTTGTGTTGGTCCAGTGACCGTCATTCGCGTATTTGGCGTACTCAATGTTGGTGCCGACCTCAAGCGTGAGGTCGCCCTCGTTGAGGGTCCAGACGTTTCCGTTTCCGCCCTTTTGGAAACTGGCTAACAGTTGCCGCGTGTCCAGCACCTTGAGGCGGATAATCTCATCTTGCAGAATCCGCAGGAACTCAAAGCCAAGCCCCTCAAGGAAGAGGTTGAGCTCTTTCTTGAAGTCGCCCTGCGCTGCGCGTCCGAGCCGCTCTACAAAGTCCTTAACCTCCGATGCATCTATGCTTACCTGCGCCATTACAATGGCTTTTGCTGGGACACACGCCGGATTTTCACGGCGATATGGTGCCCCCTGATATTTCTTGGCAAGCCTGCGGTATATTCGAGGCCAGATTCCTTGCTGACGACCTTATCGTGCAGGCGGATGTCTGTACCTGCCGGGAGCGTGAGCTTAATGTCGCTGTCCATTTCGTTCTGCGGGTCTTTCTGTTCAATGCGGATAGTCGCACTTTTCACCCCGAAATGGCACTCCACGTCCGTCAGGTCCGGCTCCGGGCTGTATTTGAAGTCAGGAGAGGGCGGGAGGGCGTAGCCGGGGCTCGCGTCCTCCCGTGTGATGTGGAAAATATCGCAGCGATGGTCGAAAAAATCTTCGATAGCCATGGTATCACAACTTTCTCAGGCGCATCGTCACGCCGTTCTGCGGCTGAGCGATGGTATAATCGTCCAGCAAGCTTGCAACGTCAACATCGCTGACAGAGATGAGTGTGCTCTCTGCGGTATAGGAATAGTCATCAAAGGTCTCGCTTTTCATCCGAGCTTTTGTAGCCTCCACCGCGTTGTGCGCGTATGCCTCCGCCAGTAGAATGACTGCCGTTTTTACCGGCTCCGGGATGGTGGGGTACTTGGTTTCGTCGTCAAATCTGTTGTTGCAGTAGTTGATGACCCAGTGCTCCGCCCGCGCGATGTCCACGGCAAGTTTTTTGTCGTCGCGTTCCTTTACCTCCTGAAACTCCGTATAGTCCTTTACTTCCTGCGGCTGCACCCACGGCCTGTTCATGCCTGCGGTGCCGCTACGACCTCGAGGAAAATATCGACCGAGCCAGCGGTAGCGGCATTTCCGCTCTGCTCGTACTTGGCATAAACAGCCGTTTCCTCGCCCATATCCACAAAAACATCGCTCTTATAGGCACCGGGGGTTCCTGCGGTGATGACAGACGAGCCGATTACTTCGTTGGCTGCGGCCTTTTTGCCGACTGTGATGGTGTTTGTGGTTTCGGCATTAAAAGCCTCGCTCACGACCGCGATGCCGCGCACCACGATGGTGTTTTTGGGGAGCTCGCAAAGCATAACGCCTGCGGCTGCACCCTCGGTATCAAATTTCAGCGTACCGTCGTAAAAGGTCTGGTTCACGCCGCACACGCCCAAATCCATGGGATTCGGTTTCACAGTTTTTCCCTCCTGTTTATTAGTTGTTCTGAGGGTCGTCGCCACTCTGCTGCAAAACCTCGGCAGCGGCGCGGGCATCGGCCTCGAACTCATTGATTTTCTGCAAGATTTCGCTCTTGGTGCCACAGCCGGTCAGGCTGATGCCATTCTCCTTAGCGTATTCGCGGAGCTTGTCTACGGTCATCTTGGAGAGGTCTACGTCCTCATCGGTGGCCGCCGGTGCGTAAACCTCCTCGCCGGAGATGGCTGCGACCACCTCCTCTTTGGTTTTCAGCCCGGCAACGTCCAGACCCATTTCGCCCGCGAGCTTTGTGAGGGCCTCCTCGCTCATGGTCTCAAGCTGGGCGGGGTCGAGATGGCCTTTCAGGTTTTCGGGCTCTCCTCCCTTGCTCTCGTCGGTGGCCGCCGGTGCGTCCTGAATGGCCTTGAAATAGCCGCTTTCGAGTGCGGCCTTATACTTCTCCGGGTCGTCCGTAAAAACGTCAGGAGCGCCAACAGAGGCCCTCACAGCGCCATCATAGGACAGCCCTTTGATAAGGCGTAAATGGAACATAGGCTCCTCCTCTCTTAGATAGCTGCCAGACCAGTGATAACGGCGGTAGCGTCCAGCTCCTCGATGATGGTGTCAAAGTCGAAATGGACAACGTAGAAACGCTTATCCTGCATGATGGCATCCTTGCCCTCGGTGGTCTTGCGGATAACCACGCCGTAGCTGTTCACAACGACAAGGTTCTGCGGGTCGGTCAGGATGATCGCGTCATCCGGCATGGACGGAACCTCGACGGCGGGAATGCTGGCCGGGTTCTCCACGCGGCGGTCAGTGATGATGCCGCCGACAGTCACGGCCTGATTCAGGATGTAGCGTTCCCACTCCTGACGGCGGTGGGGGCTCATCAGCCAGCGGAGACGACCGTTGTTGTACTTGTTAGGCACAGCGCGCAGGCCGTCGTAGAACAGGTCGAGGCTCATCGCGCCGCTGTTCTTGCTGGCAACGTCAACAACATGGCCGCCATTCTTAATCTGCTTGAGCCAGCCGTCGTTGACATAAAGGAAATCGTGGTCCGGGTCATCCGCAGAAACAGCGGTGTCGCCGTTGATGTAGATGTCCTCAGCGTCGCAGCCAATCTGGTTCGTCATCAGGTTGGTAACGACCTCCTCGTAGTTCTGGCCCTCGATGTTCTCACGGAGGGTCTCCTCGGTGATTTCCCACGGCACACGGACAGCGGTGGTCGCGTACTCGATTTTGCCGTGGGTTACGCCTGCGCGGTAGCCGTCGTCGGTGTTCTCCACCTTTTTACGGAGGATACGGCGAGCGATACCGATTTTGTCAATCTCGCCAGTCTTTGCCACACGCATTTCATGGCGAACCAGAGGCCCCAGCGGGGTAGCGTCAAAGGTCTGCTGGATAAAGCGGCGCGCCTGTTCAGGGTTCAGTGCGCCACCAGCGGCCAGACCGGCGGTAGTGATAGTGCTACCGGCGGCTTTCACGATTTGTCTGTTACTTCTCATAGCCATTTTCTTTTCCTCCTCTTACAGAATACCGGCAAGATAGTGCGGAGCGGCTTTCTCCACGCCATCCTCACCGTCATCTTCGTCGTTCAGGTTGCTGGGTACGCCTGCCGCCTTGCGGACGGGGGCGACCGCTTTCTCAACCGCTGCCTCAATCATCTTCTGGATGTTTTCGGCGGTCACGGGTTCCTCATCATCTTCTGCCGGGGCCAGAGCTTTCTTGACTGCGGCATCCACCATCTTTTCGATAGTTTCGGCAGTGATGGGGGTGTTTTCAGCGGCTTTCTCAACCGCCTCCGGCTGCTGCGCCGGTGCGAGGGCCTTAGCCACGCCCTCGGCGATGGCATCGGTGATTTCTTTCTTAGTCACGTCAGTTTCCTCCTGTTCATCGTTGAATTTTTCAAGGAACGCACCCAAACTGTCGTAGATAGACGTGAGGGTTTCCTTGTTTGCGTTACTCATGGCCTTGCCCGCCTTAAAGACAGAGCCGGACGCAAGAGCTTTTGCTACCGGCTGCCCGCCGGTGAGCAAATCGGTCACAATGGCATTGAACTCGGTCAGGGCCTCGGTAATGAGGTTCTCGTTATCCTCGAACTCATAGCGGTCCATCTGCCAGTTGTAGCGGTACAGCACGTCCTCAAGCGTGTAAAAAGCGTTCCAGAACCCGGAATACTTCATATCCGCTGCGTATCTGTCCGCCATTTCTCCCTTTTCCACCACCTCGAAACCGAGGGCGGCGGCCAGCCTCTTGAACAGCCCGCGCTTTTCGCGGTCTGCCGGGGTTGTGGGGATTGCGGTTTTGGCTACGTCATCCAGTGCAACATCCTCGCTGCTGTACTTTCCAACGCCACCCATGGAAAAGCCGGTGATTTCGCCTTTTTTAATGGCCTCGAATACGTCCGGGTCATTTACCTCGACGGTCATCAGCCAAGTGCCTTTCTTGATGCTCTGGCCGTTGATTTCCATGTCGCATTTGGCAACGTAGCTCTCAACGACGGCAGCATCTTCCAGCGGCTCAAAAGAGTGCTGCAAGTCCACCTGATTGCCGTTTTTGGCGAACCAGTAAGCGGCTTTGGTGATTTCCTCCTCGGTCATGTAATTCCCGTGTGCATCCTCGGTCATCGGCTCATAGACGATGCCAGTGATGTAGTGGCTTTCAGCATCCGCGTTGACGATTCGGCCATAAGAAGCAAAAGAGGCGGAGCCTGCTTCGGCTTTCGTGATGAGGAACTGCTTTTTGTTGGCCGCCTTGTCTACAAGGGAGACAAAGGAGATTTTCGCATCGCTGATGGCGTATGCCTTTTCGATTGTTTTGCTCATGCCTGTGTCACCTCCTTTCCATATCCCGCAGGGCGGGTGATAGTGGGCTGGCAGCCGATTCCGCTGCGCTCCAAAAGAGCTACGTCATAGGGCCGCTTGCCTATATCCTTGAGCGATGAATAGAACCATACGTCTACCTCCTCGCTTTCAGGCTTGTCAATCGTCGCAAAGATGCGGCGGAGCTCGGTGTCCGTTGCGTTCTCCGGGGCGGTACACCAAAATACCGCCCTTGTCCTGCCAGGCAGGACGTGGAGCTCGGACTTGGCAACAAAAAAGCGCGGCTTAAAAAGCCAGCGCAGAAATCGTGAAAACATATTGTCAATGCGTTGCAACATGGGCTATACCTCCTCAATTCCGGCTTTCGCCTTATTTTTGGCATCAAGCTCAGCCATCCACACCTCATCATCCTCCGCGATTGCCTCCGCTTGGAGCCTCTGACGCTCTTCCAGCGGCAGGCCCAGCACGTCGCTACTGACTATGGGCTGTAAAATACAATGGCAGTTGACGCTCTCCGAGGCCGGGAGGCAGGTGTCGCGTGGGGTCATGGGGTAATAGGTTCCGCCGTCCTCCCCGTAAAGGGTAAACGGCTCTTTCACGCCAACGACCACTCCATCCATAGCAACATGGTTCGCGCGGGGCGTGTTCCGATAGGAGCCGGTATGCCGCCAGCCCTTTTTCTCGACCGCCGGGCTCTGCGTGTAGCTCTCAAGCTGCGCGTACCCATGCGCCCGCAACACCTCGGTGAGGGCGGCGCGCCGGGCCCGATAGCCGGGCTCCCGGATGCCGCTGTCAGCGATTGCCGTGGCGATCTCGGTGATGCTCTTCCCGTCTTTCAGGCCGGTTTCCAGCACCGCCTCAATTTGGGTGTCGGTGTCGAGTTTCATCAGCTCGGACAGTTCGCCACTCCAACTCTTTATCCAATCGGTCGTGCGCTTGGAGAGGGTCGTTACCGTGAGCTCCGCGTCGGTCTCTTTGACGTAGGCTCCAACGTACTCCGGCATGATGGTGGTAAATTCATCGTGGAACACGTCGTAGAGCTGCCGGGCGAGCTTACTGTCCTTTTTGATGTCCGGCCAGTTGTTCTCGAAAAAGGTCTTGAGGTCAACCGCGTCATTCAGCTTTGCGAGCAGCTCATCCGCATTCTTCTCAAGGAGCGCCGTCACGAGCTCCTCGATTTCGTTGATGGTTTTGACGCTGGCCTCTGCCTCCAAGTACCCCTCAATGGTGAGCTGTTCGGCAAGGTCGTTGTCCTCTTTGGCGAGGAATGCGTCGATAGCCTTTATTAGGGGCTTGCATTGTAGGCACATCACTCCGCCCCCTTTTCGTCGATGCGGACGAGGAGCCGCCGCACCTCTTTCATTACGGCCACGACCTCATCCTGTTTGGCCGCTGCCGCTTTCTCAATCTGCGCGGCGAGCTGTTCATCCAAAGTGCCGCCGGGGTTCTCAACCTCGCCTACGGCGCTCTGTTCGCCATTCTGGGCCGTATTCGATGCTGGGGGTGTATTTCTATTGCCTTGCCCGGAAGAGGCAGCCTGCGCCATTCTGTCGGCACCTGCGCCCATTCCGAGGGCTGCGGTATTCTGTTCCCGCATGACGGCCAGTGGAATATCACCCCAGTCACCCTCAAAGTTCTCCGCCGTCTCTCCGAGGGCATCGTAGGCAATCGCCTTTGCCTTATTCGGAGAAAGGCCACCCGCGTTATTGCAAACGGTTAGAATTTTGTAAAGGTCGTCCGGGTTGGTGATGTCCGGCTCCCGCAGATATGCCTCCACATAGCGGAATTGGTAGCCATTGAGCAGCCGGTTGTTGATAGCCCATGCAAGGCTCCGGCGCTCCGGCTGGAATACCTGCTTTTCGGTCACTTCCATGGCGGTCTGCGCGGTTGCGCGGTTGAAGTCGGTGGTATAGCCAACATAAAGGTCCGGCAACTGGAAAGAGCTCTGCACCTTGCGCCGGTTATTGCTGAGGTAGTCCTGAAAGAGCTCATCCTTTTGCAGGATGGCCGCAAGGTCCTTGACCTCGATTTCCGGGCGGTTGTCGCTGTTGAAGCCGGTACGGTTGTCGCTGGCCTCGGTTTCAAGCACCATAAAAGCGTGTTGCCCGCTCTCGCCTCGAATGTCGTTCATGTATTCCCGCAACTTGGAAAAGCTGTCATCCGTAAGGCTGCCGCCCTTTACCATAATGAGGAGCGGCGTGTGTCGTCCGTTGATGAAATAATTATTGTTCAGGGCCTCCGCGCGGCGCGCGCCGTCTACCGTGAGGACCTGCCCCAGCCAGCGGACCTTGCCATAGGCGGATGTGCCAATGGCAAATTCCATGATTTCGTTGGCCTGATACTGCCGCTTGAGGGTTTTGCCTTTGCCGACATATTCGCCGGTGCGGCTGTCCATCACGCGGGGGTCTCCAAACTCTTTGTAGTAGACCTTTTTCATTCCCACCGTCTGCCGGTACTTCCTGAATTTCCGCTTTCGGTTGATGGTGTGGTCCTTGTAGAAATACTCGGTGTCTACATAAGGTTCAAGAGGCCGGGTCTTTTTAATGCTGGGGGTATCGCGGATAAAATCAATCTGCGTCACCTCTCCGGCGAGGTTGCGGATGACCTCAAGATAGGCGCAGCCGTAAATCTCGCGGGCCTCGATGAGGTCCTCAAAGACCTCTTTCGTTTCCTGTTCTATATTCAGCAGGTCGAGCACTTCCGTCGCCCGCTCCCATTCCGCTTTCATCTCCGGGGTTTCCTCTGCGTCGTCAAATCCGTCCTTGTAGCGAATGTCGATACCGAACCCCGCTATATTGCTCTTGTAGGCCCGGACGCACTGGGGGAGAATGGTGCTCTCATCCACCATAATTCCGAGCCCTTGCAGGTCGATGGGAGGCGACAGCCATTCGCTGGTGGCGTAGCTTTCTTCCTGAACGAGCTGCGTAGGCGCGTCCGCCTTTTTGATAGGGTTACTGGCCGGGGGCGTGTCGGCCTTTATGATTTGCGCCCGGATTTGCGGCCCGGACGGCTTTTTTTCCTCGCTCAATGTTTAGCGTCTCCTTTCCGTTTTGGTTTTACCGGCAGGCATAAAAGCAAAACGCAATCCGCCTCATCAGGGGAGTGCAGGCCGCGCTTTTTCATGGCCTCTTTGCTCTCCACCCTGATTTTGGATTGCTCTGTCATGCCGTATTTTCTGGTTGACAACTGGCCGATGAGGTCATTATCGTCCGGCAGCACGAGCTCTACCGGCTTGGGGAGGCCCTCTTCCGTATAGGGCATGAGGAGCTTTTTGACTACGCTCATCATGTACGTCGTGCTGTCGTGGTAAAATTCGTGCTTTATCCTCTGGCCGAAAACAACCGGGATAACGTCCAGCCATTCAAACCGCTCCGGGTTATTCCGCTTGATTTGCCGCAGGCGGTCTACAACGCCGCCGCCCACGCCGCTGTCATCGACCTTGACCGGGATGGTTCTCTGGTATCTGTACCGGCGCACGAGGGTTTCGCCCAGCTCGATGATGTCATCGGCTGGTTTCATGGTGTCCTGCCCGCTGCGTCTCTTCCAAAATTCCACCTTTTCGTCCACCTTGTAACCGATGACCGTCTTATCATCGCCAAAGCGGGCAACGTCGCATCCGATATGGATGCTGGCCGGGTGCTCCGGCTCATTCCACTGTGTCATAATGGATTTCTCAACTAACGGCAGGGGGATAAACACGTCATTTTCCTGCCGGGGGAACTCTCCGGCGACGCGGACGCGGAAAACGTCGCTATCTTCTCCATACATGGTGATGATGGTGTTGATGAAGTCCTGCGATACCCGGCTGCTGTTGCGTCCGTCGATGTGGAACGTGGAGTAGCTGCCCCGGTTCTTATGATGGCTGTCATAAAAGAACCCGGAGAGCTGCGTCGGGTTTCCGCACATCAGGAGACGGGCTCCGGGGGTGGACAGCGCGCCGAGGACCGGCTCAAATACCTTGTCGTCCACGCCGCTGGCCTCGTCAATGATGTAGAGGATGTCCTCTGCATGAAAACCTTGTAGTGCGTCCGGCTTGCTGGCCGTCCGGGCTACCGCGAACCATTCCTCCGGGTACTGCTTCATGTAGACCTTTTCTTTCGTCCACTGTAACTCCCGCTCCAACGCCTTATTGTTGCGGAGCCACTTGCTGACCTCGGCCCAAAGGATGTCGAATAGCTGGTGCTGCGTCGGTGCCGTACACGGGATTTTGGGGAATGGCCGGGTAGCCAAAAACCAGATAACCGCCCACGCCTCCACGGCGCTCTTGCCGATGCCGTGGCCGGAACGTACCGAGGTCATCTGATTGGCTGCGACCGACCGCAGGATAGCTGCCTGCTGCGGGTCTGGTGTAACGTGCAACAAGTCCTCTACGAACTCTACGGGGTGTTCTGCGTAGTAGAGGATGGCCTCGCTGGTTATCAAGGTTCCTCACCTCGCTTTCTGGCCTCGTAGGCTCCGATAATTTCATCCGCCAGCGAACGACCTCCGCCGTCCTGCTGGCTCTCTTGCTTTCCACCCGGCGATATGCCTGCATCCTCTTGACGGGTCATTCTCTCGATTGCGATGGCTTTGTCAATGAACGTCATAATATCTTTGGGGGATAGCGCCTCGTCCGGTAGCTCTTCCATCGCTCTGAGGGCTTTCTGCTGCAACTGTAGGGCGATTTTGATGTGCCGGGCGTTCATGTCTTTGTACTTTTGGAGCGCGGCGCGGCGGGCCTGTTCGTCTCTGGCATTCTCCCATGCGCGGCATCGCTCGACCCAATTCCAGCGGCTACTCCACCTCGAAATTAAAGCGGTGCTTTTGCCTAACTGCTGGGCTACTTTCACATGACTGCGTTCCGCGCCTAAATCACGGTATAGAACAAATGCCTCATAGGCCTGTGCGCTTTCGCCTTTTTGGCGCTCCCAAAGGTCGTCGCGGGTCCTATTCGGCATTGTCCTCCTCTCCTTACTTGATTTAGTTTCGGGCCGGGTTGGTAGGTTCCGCGCCCGTAATCCAGAATAGGGTGCTCTCCGGCGCGAGCCCCGAACTCTTAAACCACTGCATCGTTTTGGCCTCGTAGTGAGGATGCAAGGAAATGCCCCCCCATCTGGCCGTTACCGACTTCTCATACTGAAATCCGGGCCGATGGAAAAGGTCGTGGTACTCAAATTCGCGGTCTGCACCGTACTGCTTGAGGTTCTCGTGGATGAACGCCCGCCGGTCTGGCGCTGTGGCGACGAGATGGACGTGCTTTACGGATTTACCGTACCTGTGCAGTCCTATCATCACGCCGGATGCGGTTATTCCGCTGCCGCAGGTCATCACGAGGTTTTCAATCTCGTCCGGGAGATTTTCCGCCTGCGCCGCGACTGCGGTGAGGAGCGTATCCCCGTGGTTGATGAGGTTGATGCCGTATTGGACGATAAAGCTGTTTTTCTCTGCCGCCAGCTCTTTTGCGCGGGCGTGTAAAATGCTGTGGCGGCCAGATCGTGCAGCCAGCACGATAGTTGCCCCGTATTTCATGGACAGCCGTGGCATCGGCAACGAGGCGACGCTCTCGCGGCTGGTCCCGCCGTATAAAATGCGGCAGGCCATTTCATAAGCGTGGGCTACGGCGGCGGTGATGGGAGCCTGCGGGGAGTGGATGCTGCAATAGGTGAGGAGGCTGTCGTATTTGTCCCTTACGCTCTTTACCAGCATTACGCATTGGCGGAGCTTTCCACCGTTCACCTCTCCGGGACCAAACGGGGCGTAAAGGTCGTCCCGCTTTATCAGCATCCCATCTACCCGCTGTACCGGGGTGAGGTCATATTCAGTCATCCAGCCCAAACACTTTCTTATGGTAGTCCAGTTTCTTGGCGAGCTCTTCCTGCATCAGGCCATAAAAGCTCTGCTTTGCAATCCGTCGCCCGCTGCCCGCGCTCTGGTTCAGCGTCTTAAAGGGTCCGCCGGTTCCCACTTCTTTCATGCGCTCGGTGGGCTCCGGGTTCTTCCCGTTCATCAGCATACAAAGGTTGTACTCATTCGGCTTGAAGCCGGGGAGGCCATCCACGCCGCAACAGGTCATGCTATCGCCCATGGCGCGGAGCCGGTTCTCTCCCGCGTAGAATTTCAGGCCGTGGCGGTGACATTCCGCCCGGATAGCCTCGAAGTCTCTGCGGAGGCGGTCTTTCGGGTAGCAGTAGTCCCCGCCTACTCGAACCATTCCGGGCTTGCCCTTAAAGAATTTCATACCCTCCACCACGAGACCATAGGCCCCTGCCTCTGCGATGCGAGGGATGTTCTCCATAACGTCCTTGAAAACTTCCGGCATATATGGCTGGATGCGGACGATGGTGCGCTGTACTCTGGCGGAGACCGTCTTGAGAATTGCGAGGCGCTCCTCGTAGCTCGGACAGCCTCTTTCCAGCTTGTCGTATTTGCTGCATACCATCGAAATCTGCACCACGCAATTACACTGTGTCAGCAGGTCAAGGTATTCCGGGTCCGCGACGAGGCGGCCCTTTGTGCTCACCACAAACGGGTATTTGGTTTCCGCCAGCAGTTTGAGGCACTCATAGGATGCCCGGACCTGCTTTTCAATCGGCTGGAATGGGTCGCTCATGCCGCCCCAGTGAATGGGGATGTTCCAGTCGCACCACTGTGTTTCGTTGCCGCGCTTGCCCTCGATAAAGGAGCGCAGGCTGTCCACGCTTTCGTCCCGCTCGATATGGCTGATGTCGTTCTTTTTCTGCGCGAAGCAATACCGGCAGCCGTGGGAACGGCCCCGGTATGTATCAAATCGCACAGGCAGGTTGCAAAGAATAACCTGACTTCCGCACTTGCATCCCATTAAATCTCACCTCGAATCTTTTGGATGATGAGCTCCACGAGCCCCTCTTTACCGTTGTCCTTGATATATGCCTTGATGACCTCTCTATCCTCGACGCTGAATTTCAAGGAGATGTTGAACGTCTCTTCCAGCCGTTTCAGTTCCTCATCCAGAAAATCGTCGTCCACGAGGTCGTCTACGCTGTTTTCCAGTCGCTCAATTTCGTCGAGGTCAAAGCCGGTTTCCAGTGCTGCGTCCCCAAGGCTGTCGAGCAGCTCCTTGAGCTTTACCTCGTCCCACTGGCCGCTCACTTTGTTCATGGCGATGTTGAGCTGCTTTTCTGCCGTCTCATCGAGGTCAACCACGGACACCTCGGTTTCCTCTACGCCCATATTCTCCAAAACGGTAAGGCGCTGGTGGCCGGACACAACGCGATTGGTGCGCCGGTTCCAGATGACGGGCACCACCATGCCAAAGCGGTCGATATTCCGTTTGAGCTTTTCGTACTCATCGTCTCCCGGGAGCAGCTCCACGCGCGGGTTGTACTCCGCTCTCTCCATCTCGGAAATGCGCTTTTTCATAATCTCCATGTCAGATAACCCCCTTTGCCTTATTCACAATGAGCGACGCGAGCTCGGTCTTGCCTGCGGGATTCTCTTCAATGTAGCGGTCCATGGCCTCTTTGACCTCTGCCGGGAGGGTGAATGTCATCGTGAAGTTTTCGCTTTCGTTCTTCCCGGTGTCAGCGAAATCGTCCTGCAAGAGGTCCTCGATGTGGTCGTATGTGACCTTGAGCGCCTCAAGCTCCCAGTCATCGAACCCAGTGAGCTCCATTTCTTCCTGCGCCTGCAATTCGTCCAGTACGGCGATGAGCTTTTCATTGTCCCAGCGGCCCGAAATCTTGTTGAGCGCCACGTTCAGGATTTTTTCTTCCTGTTCGCTCAGTTCCAGCTCGACGACCTCGACCTCGGTATAACCCTTTTCGATAAGCACCTTGAGCCTTTGGTGGCCGCCGATGATGTTGCCGGTGGTGCGGTTCCATACGATAGGCTCAACATACCCAAATTCCTCGATAGACCGGGCGAGCTTGTCGTATTCCTTGTCGCCCGGCTTGAGGTCTTTGCGGGGGTTGTAGTCTGCCGGATGGAGGTCCGTTACCGGCATGATGACGATATTCATGTCGTCACCTCCTGTTTATGCCCCGGTTTGAGGCGTTTTAGCGTAAAAAAATAGGGCCACCCGGTAAGGGGAGGCCCGTAGGTATGGTATTTCCGTCTGATTTTACAATTTACATTGTATCACGGCTCTAATGCCCGGTCAATGCCGCCTTTTTGCCCCGGCACTGGCCGCCGCGCTTACCCCGCTTTTTTGATACCGTCGATGCCGAAAATCAAGGCGGATAATGTGGCGCAAGCTGCGTCAATGTCCTTATATACTGTCCTTTTGTCGATTTTTTCCCGCGCGGCGACGGCTTCCGCCGTGATAGGTTTCGGGGCAAGGTAGAGTGCCTCAATTACGCGGTAGTGCCTTTGCTCCTCTGGCTTTTGGCTCTCGGTGCAGTAAACTTTGTAGATTCCGAGCATCCTGTTCACATGGTCCATGATGATTTGCGTCCGGGCTGCTGATTTCATAATGCTTTCGGCCTGAATACCCTCGTCCAGCATCTCATCCAGCAGCTCCAGAATATCCTCGATACCCTCATGGTGGGTCAGGTCGGTAGCTCTGTCATAGACCGCGTTGGAACAGTGCTTTGCCAGCATATTGTAGTTGCGGAGCAGATACTTGGTGTTTCGGAAACGCCGGTCGCTCCGGGCATCCCTGAATTTCTTTCGTTCACGCTCGACGGCCTTGACGCTGGCCTGCGCGCCGATTTCTGCGCCCACACGGGCGGCCTCGGTGATCGCCGTCTCCATCGCGTTTTGTGTTTCAGCTCCGAGCACTGCTTGAACCGCTGCGACGGCGGCCTTTGCTGCTGCCTGCGCCGCGATGGTGGCGGCCTGCTCGATGATTTCAATGATTTTATCCTCGCTCATGGTTATCGTCTCTTTCTCCCGCGCTGGTTTTGGAAGTGAGCCGGGCGCGCGGGTGGCCAGGCTATGCTTTTCATATTTCCGAGGCTCCGGGGTGGCCGTTGCCTCAGCTCTTTGGGCCTGCTGCCCGTGTTTTCTGCTTTCCGGGCCATGCGCCCCAGCTCTTGCAGGGCGTCGAATGTGGTAGCGCACGTCTCCGCGAAATCCCTCATCGCCGCGATAAGGGCCTCCGCCGGTATTCCCGTCTGACATGACAGCTCTGTGAGTGCTGCCGTTGTCTCTTCGTCAAATCCAGCGCGGGTAAAGTCGTCCATATCACACCTCCCCATTCTGACTGTCTATCTGGTCCAGTTTCTCCACGATGTTTTCAACACTCTGTTCGGTAAGTGTTGAAATGCTGTATAGCAGCCGGATGAGGCGGTCGTATGCTTTTCTCCATTCCTCTCCGTCCACCGGCGCGTCGCAGGGGAGACCGCAAAAGGCGGTGAGGATTTCCTCAAGATTCGGAGCCGCCGGGCCCTTGTCGAAGTTGTCCGGCGTAGGGATGCCTCTGGTGAGGTCGTATGTAAAGCCTCCGGTGAATGGTACGCGGTACGGCGCAAGGTTCTCCTCGGTGACGTATTTCCGCCCCCAGCGTTCTCGCATGGTTTTCCAGTGCTCCCACGGCACCCGGTAGGCCCGTAGCCCGTCAAAGGTCGCAAGGACAAAGCAGTGCGCGCCCAACGCGGTGTATTTGTCCATGGTCTCTCCCTGTTCTTTCAGGACGCGGCTCTGCTCCATCTTGCCGGTGGCGGTGCTTTTCGCCTCGAACAGGATGGCGCGGCCTCCGGCGATGGTGCCATGGAAATCCGGCTCCGCCTTTTTCGTATAGCAGGCTTTGAACTGCCCGTAGTCGTTAGGCGGTGCCAGTGGCTTCATCGGCTCCGGGGTTTTGTCGATGGCCGCCTCTCCGCGCCGGGCGAGTGCGTCACAGGCGTTGAGTATCTGCTGCTCAAATTGGTTTCCCTGCACCCGGCTCATCATGCCTCGGACGGCTCTCCGTGGATCCTTTCCGCCGGGGCTCATTCGATGTACCCCTCTGCGCGAGCAAACTCCACAATTTTGAACGCGGTCGCGCTCTTTACGCCCTTACACCGCCCGCTTACCAAATCCTCGATAAATGCGCCCAGTGTTTTGCCGGTTGACTGCGGAGCAATCGGGTCCGCTTGAGCATCTGAGTATCCGGCTGCATAGGCATCGTCACGGATGTGCTGCAGGTGGTCCACAAGCTGCTTGTCGGTCATCTTGCGGACGCGGATGGCCTGCTCATGCAGGTCGCGCTCGCCAGCCGTCATGCGGCATCTTCTTTTCTTCATAGTCATTTACCTCCGTGTTATTCTCGCACCCTCTGCGGGTGGCGATAGGTGCGTCAGGATATTGGCGGTACTGGCCGTCGCCCTTGATTCCGCAGTCGCATCGCTCTCCGGGGTCAAGGTGTGCACCGCAGCCCGGGCACTCTCTGAAATATCCCATCACTTTTTCCTCTTCTTTCTCTGGCGGGCTTTGGAGCGGTCTTTCCCCGGCTTGCAGTTGAGTGACACCATGGTTTTGTACCGTCGGTAGGCTCCGCCATCCTTTCTGTTATTGCTGCTGTTCATTCGTGCGGCCTCCTCTCTCAAGGCGGCTTTTCAGCCGGTGCAGTTTCTCATCCACGGTCTGCTGGACCTCCTCAGCTCCATCAAACATCCTGACGAGCTGCACCAGCATAATAAAAACATCAGCTACCTCTTCAATGAGGTTCCCTCTGGCGGCTACGGCCTCCGGGCCGGTTGCGCCGGTGCGCTTGCGCTTGCAAATTGCCTTTGTGAGCTCGGCCATCTCTTCGATAGCCATTTCCATCTGTGCGTTTTCTCCGTACTCAATGATGGCCGCGTCGATGGTTTCGCTCCCGTCCGGACTGATGCGCGGCATTCCGCTGTCCTCATAGCATTTCAAATATGCCCTCAGTTCGGAGAAGAACGCCGCCGCCGTGTAATAGTGGGCGATGAGACCCTCTAAGGTGCCCGTACCGTCGAAAAGCAGGTCGTAAAGCTCCTCGTCCAGTTCTGCATCCGTGACGTAGGCCGAAATCTCCGCGTCAGTGTCTTGGATGACGTGGCGGATATGGTCGTAGAGGCGCGTGTCCGGCTTTCCGGCTTTCGGGTCACCGTCTCTGACCCATGTTTCTCCCTCTTCGACATAGAACAGGTTGTAGGCCCGTTGATTATTCCCGATGGGGTTATCTGTTGTCAGTCTGTACATTGTTTTTTCTCCTCTCAAGTTCGGCGCAAATGGCCCGATACCGCTCTCTGGCTTTCTCCCATACTTTGTTATCACGCAAGTGAGTTTTTCTCATTCCTGCACCCCAGCCCTCACCGGGTTTTTCTGTTTCTGCTCTATACTTTTCCCATGCTGTGTCACGCATCCTTTCGAGCGTGGTAGTCTTGTATCGGCTGTAATCAGCCATGCGCCTCGACCTCCCTCTGGATCGCCTGCGTTTCGCTCATCTCTGCGCTGCCGCCGGTTTCTATCTTTCTGAGGCAGGATGGTTTCACTGGGTACCATGGGGAATCGCTGTCGATGTAGACCGTGTTCTCCGGGAGCGAGGTTGCTCCCGGCTCCTGAACAAATCCAATAACGGTATGCGGCCCAAACGTCAGCCCATAGGGGTTTGTGTACTCCACCGTGTCGCCCCGTCTGAATCCGTAGGCCTCCTGAATGCCATTTATAACAGCAGGGTCCGTTGCTGGGTCATACATCATTCTTACCCCTTTCTGCCTTATTCAGCTCCGGCGGAAATTCCCTCAACAGGTCATCCCCCCAAACCTCTGCGAGATTGCTCTTCATAAATACTGGGATATTCTTTCTGCGGCACTGTTCGACAATCTCCTCAACCCATGCGCGCTCCGGGCGGTGCTTTTCGCTGCCAGGTCCCGTCATGGCTCCAATAATCACCCAGTCTATGCCTCTCAGGTTGGTGGGGGTGTCGCCCATGCGGTTCAACAGCGGCTCGATGCTCAAAAAAGTCTTATGATGCTCCGAGTAAAAGAGCGGCATTTCGGACCCCGTGACCGTACTGCCATACCAGAAGTTTTCCGCGCGGGGCAAGAGTGCGATGTTGTCCAGCTCGATATAGCGTTTCGGGTTTTTGGTGAGGAACAAATAATTGTGCTGCGGTGCTTTCTCGCAGGCATCCAGAACCTCCGCAATCCATTTAGCCGGAACCCATTTCCCGAAGATGTCCGCCATGCTGCCGACGAAAATGTTACGGGGGCGGGTTTTTCTGGCTGGTTCGTCCAGCCGGTAATAGTGGAACGTGGGCTCAAATCCAAACGGGTACGGGGCGTTTGCTGCCTTTCCCTTTCGGGTGACGGTCAAGGGCTCATACAGCTCCGCCCGGCGCAAGGGGTTCTGCGTGGTGATACCGCCCTTATCGTCGTCGTAGCCTCCGAACCGCTCCGCCATCCGGCGGGCGTAACAATATTCACAACCATGCCTGCACCCGGTTATGGGGTTCCAGCTCATGTCACACCAGTCGATTTTGGTTTTATCCATGGTTTTCTCCTTTCCGCTGTTCCAGCGCTCTACTTCCATTCTTTCCCGGTGTTCTTGTCTCTGAGGGTGATCCTGCCGACCACCTCAAAGCCTGCAAGTTCCGCTGTCTGTTTCATAACCGGGATGAGGCGGCTGATTACCTCCATCGCCTCCGCATCCCGGCGCTTTTCTTCCCGCCGGATATTGTTGTATGCGGCTCCGGCTGTGGGGTCTGCGTACCCCTCCGCGTTTTTGTCCATTCTGCCGCTTGATGCGGCCTCTGAGTATTTCGCCATTAGTTTGTGCCTCCCTCCGGCGGTCCTAAAAAATCAAAAATATTCATCTGCCGCTCCTCCCAATAAAAACGGTCCTCAATTTCCTCAAGGCTTTCCTCTACGCGGAACGCTCCCGGCCTCACGAGGTCCGGCTCTTTGCTCATTCGGAGCAATTCGTTCCAGAGCTCTGGGTGGTATGTTCTGAGGTGGCGCAGCTCGCAGTCGTGTGCGTTGGGGCAGAACCAACACCCCCCGCTTGGCGAATGAGTATATCGGACTGAGGAGCCCGTATTCGCTACACAGTTCCCGCGCGTCGTCCTGCGTGAGGCCGTATTTGGCGAGGAGCGATACTTTCCGCTTGCCGTCGAGGCTGCGGAGCCTCTTCTTTTCGTCCGTGGCTATCCCGACGTACTGAACGGCATCCGGGTGGTCTTTCAGAAATGCGTGGATTGGTCTGAGCTTTAAGCGTTTCTGCAATTCGCATCTCCCAACCATCGGAAATCCGATGTACTTTCCGCAGTACCGGCTCTTTTCGGTTCTCCGGGTGTAGAAAACTTCTTTCATCGTGCTTTCCGAGCGGAGGACGATAGTTTTTATTCCCCACTGTTCCAGCGCCGGGATTGCCGTGTTGTATATAAAATCCCGGTGCTCAGGGACCTCTCCGCTGATGGTCTTATCGAACATTACCTCGCAATACAAGGCTGCATCCAGCGGTTCCCCGTGTATGTGGGCCAATATAACCGTCGCCATGCTGTCAGCGCCAAAACTAAGCGAGGCAATATGCTCCATCTGTTTTTACCCCCCCCCGCGAGATTCAGCCGCCAGCCGGTGTCCGGGGTCGAATTTCTCCCCATCTTCACGGCCCGCCATGGTTTGCCGCATCTCTTCCATGATGACCGGCCTTTCCTGCTGCTTGAGGGCTGACGGTGGCCCCATCTCTGCAGTTTTCTCCCGCACTTCTTTCGGGACTACCAGAACCAGACCGTATTCCTGATTGATGCTGTTCTGCCGCCGGAACATCTCTGCCACACCCTCGCAAAATCCATATCCGTATGCGTCGCAGATTTTGTGGACGTACTTCGTTGTGTATACCTCGCTGTGCTCTTTCTTGAGGGCTTTACACTTGGAGAGCACACAGTCAACGGCGTATTTGAAAATCCGCTCGCAGACCTCGAAATCATCTTCAAAGCCAATAAATCCGATTTCTACCGTCTGCATCCCATGTTTCCGGGTACGGAACGCGGTGCAACAGTAATTCTCTGCGATGACGGCGGATAACTGAACAATCCACGAGTTCAGCCTCTTAGTGCAGGTAATTCCAACGTGTCTCTTGATGACATTGAGCTTTTCAGGTTCCTTGCAATCCTCTTCGCGGAGCTTGTGCTCTGCCATCAGCTTGCGGGCCTTGAGGAGGGCCGCCTTTGCCTCATTTTCTTCCGGGCTCTCCGCCAGTGCGAGGAGCTTCCTGATTTTGTCTTTGTAGTCAATCATGCGCTTTCTCCTTTACGTTGCCGCCGCAATAGCCCCCTGCGCCACGAGAGCGGCCCTTGTAGCCTCAATGAGGCGGTCGAGGGGTGATTTATAGGCTACTCGGTTTTCGGCCTCTCCTGCGTAGCACAGGCCAGCGTAGCGCCATCCTCCATCGGCTGACCGGTCAAAGGTGATGTAGGTGTCCCGGTAACTGCCCGCACTGTCTTTTTCGGAGCTATACGGTTCCGATACCTGCATCAGGCTATGACGGTTGCAAAGAGGCGGGAGAATATTTCTGAAATGGTCCACCATGTCGTCGTCTACCGCATCTCCGGGTAAAAGATAGTCCTCGATATTAAGCCCGGTACGGTGCCAGCCCGCCAGTGTTTTAAGCCCGGTGCCCCGGAGTGCCTCCCGCTGCTCCTTGAGATATTCGAGGACGGAGAGATGCTGGCTGGCCGTCAGCTTTACGTCATCGCCGTTGCCGCAGGGGAATGATTTTACACCTGCGGTCAGCAGAGATGCGTAGATAACGCAGGTCGTTATGTACTCGCCATGCCATCCCGTTACCGGGATTTCGATGGTTTCGGCGCTTTCTGGGCTTGCCCGGTAATATTTCGCGTCTCTCAATGAGATAATCATGCCTGTTCCTCCTTTACGAATGATTTTCCGCAACGCTCCGGGCCGTTGAGGCAGGGATTTTTGCAGCTCTCTTTCATGTGACAGTAAAAGCAGCAATATCTATCCCCGCGCCGGTCGCAGTGGAAAATCTCGCATCTGTGCTCTGTGTCGTGTTTCACGTGTTTAGAAAAACCTGTACCCATATCGTCGATTCGCTCCTATGGTGATAGAGAGGTTATAGATAAACTGGCCGCAGCGCACGATGTGGTCGTGCTGGCCCCAATATCCAAGTTTCTTCATGCCCTGGACGCTCCCGGTGTAGTGGATTGAGGGGTGGCAGGCTTTCTCTGTCTCTGTCAGTTTCATGTATTCCATCACTCCGCCGCCTCGCTTTCTGCCAGCGCGCCCGTGAGCTCCTGCAACATTTCGGCGATGGCCTCCGCGTCGGTGACGAGTTCTCTGGTAGGCGGAACGCCACCGACCCCGTTACGCCTCGCCTCAATCCACATTTCGATGTGGTCGTCAACATCAAAATCGGCTGAGTACTCCGCAACAGCCTCCGGGAAATTCTCCACGTTCAAGCAGATGATGAAATTCTCTCCCGCCGGTGAATACTTTTCGAGCTCCACTCTGCCATCGTCGGTATAGCCGCATACCCTCCATTCGTGCTTCTCAAGGACATCGAGGTACTTTTCTTCCAGCTCTTTCATTCCGATGTGCCTCCTATTCCAAGCGTTTTGTTCACCTGTTTATCGAGCACCCGCTCTTTTTCCTGTGCTGCTTTCCACTCTTTTTCGAGTTTTGCGCCTCTTGCCACTTCAACCGCCGGAATATCTGCGAGCCTGCATTCGCCTCCGTGGCCGTATTTGTCGCACATCTCTCTGCGCCAATCCATATAGGCCTCCGCTGCCCGTCTCTCTGCGTCGATAGCGGAAGAGTGTTTTGCGAGCAAATCCTCTTTGGCTCTGTATTCAAGGTCGTTTATGAGGCTCTCGAGGATATAGGAGGCTTGGTAGCTTCCCGAAATCGCCCTGATAATCTGGTCTTTGGAAAACCTGTTCAGCCTTTGGGCGAGCTTTTTAGTATCTTTTTTCATGCCCGCGCCCCCTTATTCCGGCAAGTCAATATTGACGATGATGGCCTTAGTCCATCTCAAATTTTGGTAAGTATCTTTGATAAGCTCTGGGGTAATCGCCTCGCAATTATCCGCCCCGAGCATTTCTTCAACTAATCGTTCCATTTCCTCATCGTCCTCGTCATCCCGGAAGTGGACCTGCTCCTCGCCAACTAAATACTCCCCGATTTCACAGGAGCCCCAAGCTCCGAGCCAGCGGTTGTATCCGTCGTCTGCCACGATTTCGCTGTCCACCATCGCCACGATGGGCAAATCCGGGTTTTGCCGCATCAGCCTGAAAAGCTCATCGCGGTTTTTTCGTTCTTTTTCATTCATGTTGTTGTCTCCTTTAGACGTATTTCGCATAGCGATTGCTGATGCTCTCTACCCATTCCTTATCCAGCCTGTTCAGGTAGGTGCTCCACGCCTCCTCGCGGCTGTTCCACCACCATTTCCGGCTCTTAAGGGCTATGATAAGCTGGCGCGCCGGGCGCATGGTGAATTTTATAAAGGCCCGGTCTCCCATCGTGTAGGCCGTGAGGTTCTCATCCTCGAAAAAGGTTTCGCGCTTGGTCTCCTTGACCTTTCCCTCTTTGCTGGCGATATAGAGCTTGTAGAGGTTGCTGTTCTTCCTCCACTTGTATTTGGGCTGCAACTTCTCGAAAAGCTCCACGAACTTTGCGTTGTCTTTCATCGCCAGTAGGGCGAGGTCTCCATCAGGCCGGAGCTCCTCTCTCTGGTCGCAGAACTCAATCATCTCGACCAGTCGGGTAATTTCAGCCTCATCCGTCTGTTTGACCTGTCCGGCCTTTACCTGTTCCTCAAGGCCCTTGAACCATTCCACAAACTCCGACGAAAGACTGAGAATCTGGTCGCTGTGGTCGAGCTTTTTGGCATTGTATCTGGCCGGGCCCGCCACTATAACGCTCACGTGGGATGCCTCGTGGGACAGGATTGCCATGTGCTTTTCATAAATCTTGTCGAGGATTTTCTGTTTTTTCTCCTCGGAGATGGGCCATTCCAGCACCCGGTTGCAATAGACCTCGTAATCATGCTCGGAGATGTCTCCGCGCTTTCCGCCGAAGCTGTTGGAATTTGCCCGATGTATCAAATCGGGGTTAAGTTTCTTTATCTCTGCCATTCTTCCGGCTCCTTTCGTAGTAGTAAATGAACTGCTGCAAAACGCCTGCGTATTCTGGGAAATCCTCATCCGGGAAGTGGCCGCCGAAGTGCTCCGCCTCAATCCGCTTTATCCAAACGTCGCGAGGGAACGCCTCTTTATGTCCCAGTCCGTATAGGCAAATACAGTTGGCTACCTTTTCGCCGACGCCTTGCCATGTGAGCAGATATTTCATAGCGTCGTCATAGCTGAGGCTCTTGAGGATGCGCTCGGTGGTGCCGTCACCATCTCCGCAGTAGGTGATCGCCGCGTCAATGATGTATTTGTCTCTGTAGCCTAAGCCCAGCCCGCTCATGCCTTTCGGCCCGGATTTGGCTATCTGCTGCGCGGAGGGGAACCCTCCGAACCTCTCACACATTTTTTCAAGGCTCTGCCGGATGCGGGGGATATTGTTGTTCTGGCTGATGAGAAAACTGACGATGACCTCCCAAAGGTCCTGTCGGAGGATGCGGATGCCTCTCGCCGCTCTCTCTGCCTCCCAGATGTACTCCGGCACTTTAGTCATCCGCAGCTCCTCCACATACCGCGCGTAATTCGTCCTGAGGTCGAAATAGTCCGTCCAGACCGTCTCGTATTCCTCTCTGCTGCAATCAAATTCCAGCCAGCCCTCCGGGCCATCCTGTTTAATGTGCAGCTCTTTTCCAAAGGCAGGTATGATATATTCTCGGTCGCCTACCTTGCGCCAGCGGAAACACTGTCCGCTGTCCGCGATTTTCTCAAGGTCCAAAAAGACCGTTGCGATTTTCTCCATGCTCTGTCCCTCTCTCAGTTGCCCCGGCAGTCTTTCCAAGCCATCGTCAGCACCGAGCTGGTTTCCCGGAGGCGGCTGATAATCGCCATGATTTTTGAGCTATCCATGCCTTTCGGTGTGAGCGCCTTGAGCAGCCCGTCCGTGTTGTAGTTGGTCGTCACGATGGTCGGTTTCATGTCCTCGTAACGGTCGTTGAGAATAGAGTAGAAGGTGCTCATGCTCCAATCGGTACACTGTTCCTTGCCGAGGTCGTCGATAATGAGCAGGTCAACCTCTTTGTAGGCTTTGAGCACCTCGTATTCCGTGACCTCTCCGCTGTCGAACCCCCTTTTGATGTCCGCCATCATGTCCGATGAGGTTTTGCATATCACCGGCACTCCCTCGTTGATGAGCTGCAAAGCGATGGCCGCAGCAAGATGCGTTTTACCGGTGCCGTTGGTGCCCTCTATGTAGAGCCCCTCGCCTTTAGCTGCGTAATACGCAAAACGGTCGGCGTAGGATTTGGCGATTTTATAACATCGCCTGCGCTCCGGGGTGTCTTGAATGAAATTCTCAAAAGTGCGCTGCTGGAATCTCTTTTTGATGCCGCTCTTTCCAAGCAGACGCTCAATCCGAACCATCTGGCGCTTACGGCGCTCCGCCTCTTCGGCTTCTTGTTTTTTTCGGGCCTCAGCCTCATCGTGAGCTTTCCACTTGGCCGCTGCCTTTTCGCAGGTGCATCGCTCGGCAACCGGCGAAAACATCAATACCTGATTCCCGCACACTATTGCGGCGTGATACAGTTTTTTTCCGCAGAACTCACAGGTCTGCGGTTCTGGTACCTCTCTTTCGCAGTGCAATCGGCCCTCGATTACATCCCGGCTTGTACGCCGAACAGGAGCCTTATCTGCCTCTGAATCCTCCTGATGGTGTGAATCCATCGCTCGTGCCATTATCGTTCCGAGCGTCTCCATTGTTTCTTTCACCTCCCTGCGAAAAATCGTTCATATATCCTTTGGCATTCAGCCAGCTCGCCGGGGCGGGCGTGTACTGCCGTTCCCTGAACCGGCTATCAAATTTGATTGAAAGCCTTACCGCCTCCACGATACGCTCTGTCATCTCCTCGTCCGGCGGCGGACTTATCTTTGCCCAAGCCTTTTCGGCTGTGCCTCGGTCCACCTTTTTTGGGTAGGCCGCGTAGAACTTCTCGAATAGGGCAAGTTGCGCCGCGCTCAATGAGCTGGGCTTTCGGGCCCGTTTCGGTTTTTCTTCTCCGGTTTTCGGTGTTTCGGGCTCTTTTTCTTCGTTTTCCGCGATTTCCGACCCGGTTATGCCTAAATTATCCCATTTCCGCCCCGGAAATAACGTAACCGGGGGGCGCTCCGGGGCCGAGGTTCTTTTGTCATACAAGCTCTTGAGATTCGCCATGAGGCTCTCTATCCAGATAACCCGACACGTCTCCCAAAGTTCTTTGTCCACTTTGTCCATCCCCGCAAGGGTGTTCAGGATTTCCTCCGCCGTCTCTGAGCTCACGCCGGTAACAGCGATGAGGTAGTCCCAGTTAATCTTGGTCCAGCAGTCATAATACTGGCCGTCTGCCGCACAAAGCAGCTCCAAAAGTTTGAACCAAAAAGCATAACCGTCATTGTGCCAGCGTTGCTCAAGAATAAACTTCGTGCGGCTGCTGCCGATGTAGTGTGGGAAGTAGTCCGCCGTCTGCTTGTTGTTTCGGCCCATCAATATCACCTCCTTGACGGTCGAAGTCCGGGGAGGTTGTCTCCCCGGAACGACCATGATTGCCGTTAGGCGTAAATAACCTTGCTGCCCTCCTCGGTCTTGATGACATCCACCGACTGAGGGAACCGGGCTTTCATCTCCGGGTCATGGGTGATCGCCATAATCTTGAGGGCCGAGTAGCGGCGCTGGATGGCCTCCAATGCGTCGCAGTATGCCTGCACACCCTTGTCATCGAGGAACGGCGGTTCGTCAATGAATAGGAAACCGAGCTGTACGCCCGCTGTGCTGCTTTTGATTTCAGAAAGGGCGAGAATGACGGAGAGGGCTGCCTTAACGCGCTCGCCGCCCGAGCGGCTCATATAAGGCAGTGCGCCAGTGTTCGCGTCATTGATGATGATGTCCAGCGCCGTGACCTCTTTCTTGCTGTTGCTCTTGAGGGTCTTTTCCATCCTGAGCTCCACACTCATGTGGCCGCCGCTCATCTGGCCGAGGATGCTTGTGGCGGTTGCCTCAAACAGTGGCACCATGCTCCGCACGATATTGTGAGGGATGCCGTCCTGTGAGAACGCCCGCTTGAGCTCTTCGTAGTCAGCCGCGAGCTGCCCCTGCTGCTGGGCCTGTTGCGTCAGCTCGTCAATACGGGTCTGCGACTTCTCTGCGTCGGCGATTTTCTGAGCGAACCCGCCCATTTCCTCATCCAGCGCCTTGAGCTTGCTTTCGCACTCCCTCATGGCCGTTTCGGCCACGGCCAGCTCCGCCTCCATCTGTACGGTGTTGGTGGCCGCCTCGGTCTCTTTGTTTCGTTCTTCCTGCTTTGTATGCAGGCGGACAGCCAGCTCCGCATATTCCCCGGTCAGCTCTTTCAGACGTGTTTCTGCCGCCTCTTTTTTCTGCCGGGCCGCCGGGAGCTCTTTTTCCTGTGCGATGTAGGGTTCGAGCTCCGCCATGCGGCCCCTGATTTCGGTATGGCGCTGTGTCGCCACCTCAATCCGCGCCAGCTCCGGGGCAATCTCCGCCGCCTGCGCCTCGTAGTCGGTGATGGTGGTCGTCAGCTCTTCCAGCTCAGTTTTGATGGCCTCAATCCGGGCCAGCAGCGCGGTGAGCCGTTCTTTCTGGCCGGTCATGTCCGCCAGCCTTTTGGCCGCCGCAACGATGTCGGAGACGGCCTTTTTCTGTTCCTCTACGGCCTCTTTATAGCCGCCCTCCTGCAAGTCTCTGAGGAGCGTGTCGCGGCGCTCCGCGAGGTCTGCGATGAGCATTTCTTCCTGCTGGCAGTATTCCGCCAGCTCCGCCTCTTTGTCCGGCAAGGCTGCCTTTGCCTCGATGGCCGTCTGCAAGAAGATGCAAGACGGGTTTTCTGCTGTGCATCCGCTGTTTTCCAGCATCGCGGTTTTGCTTTTCAGCTCGGCGATAGCGGCCTCTTTGAGGCCCTTGCCGCTGCTGTACTTGCTGCTTTCTTCGGAGACCGCAAGGGCGGCGCGCTCATACTCTGTTTCGGCTGCCCGCCATTTCTCCTGCAATTCCGCGAGGCGGGCCTGCGCCTCATCGTGTCTGGCTACCTGCTTTTCCAGCTCATCCATGCCGATGATGGCCTGCTCATAACTCCAACAGCTCTCCGAGGCTGCCTGCCGCTCTGCCGTCAGGCGGGTGCTTTTCCGTCTGGCCTCGCTCAAGGCCGCCGCCACGCGGTCGCCCTCTGCCTTTTTGGCCTGATAGAGCGCCACGGTTCCCAAGAGCTGCTTTTCCTCATCCTCAAGGGTTCCGTACTCTGTGACAGCGTCGAGGATTGCCTGTTCCTGCGCGAGCACCGCGTCAGCCTGTTCGATGAGCCGCCTCTGAGCCGCCTGAGCCATCGTAGAGGCGCTCAATTTGTTGGTGGCATCCTGTATCTCCACAGCCAGTTTATTCGCTCTCTCGCCAGCCTCGGAGGCAACGCGGAGCCTGAAACGGATGTTATCCGCTGCTTCTTTCCGGCGTGCGAGCTCTTTTTCTGTCTCGCTGCGGATTGCTTTGCCGCTCTCCATGTCGCTCTTGATAGCCTCGATGTCCGGCATAGCGCCTGCAATCTCGGTGGCCGCTGCCTGAACCCGGCGTACTTCTCTGTTGGCCGTCGTGGCTCGGTCTGCCGCCATGCTCTCCATGGAGCCGTAAATTCCCAGCCCAAGAATACTGCCGAGGATTGCCATGCGGTCCGTTTTGTCTGCGGTCAGGAATAGCCCGTATTGGTCCTGCATGATGAGGCCGGTGGCCTTGAGCGTCAGGCTGTCCATGCCGATGGTCTGCTCAATAATGGACTGTGTGTCCTTGTATCGCTCCGCGCTGCGGTCCTGCCATTCGCCCTCTACCAGTTCGGCGAGGTTGAGCGTCGCTTTGCCAGATTTCTGCCGGGTGCGGGTGACGCGGTAGGTTTTCTCTCCGAGGCGGAATGTGAATTTGATAGAGCCGCTCCGGGCATCCTCCGCGTTGCAAATCCAGCCGGTGAGGTCGCCCTCGCGGGGCTCCTCGTAGAGCGCGTCCAGCATGGCATCCATAAACAAGCTCGATTTGCCTGCGCCGTTTTCGCCGTTGATGGTGGCGAAACTGATGCCCTCATAGCTGAATCTCTCGTCCCGGTAGTTGCGGTAGTTATGGACTTCGATTTCCTGCGGGACAAACACGCCGGACGGGGCCTCAAACCGGTTCTTTTCCAGCGCCTCCGAAATGATGGGGCGGGCCAGCGTCAAAAGCCGTTCAGCGTCCGCCGGTTCCTTGCCTTTTTCGGCGAGATATGCGGCGAGGTTCTCCTCTGGGCTGTTGTCGCCGGTCAGTTCATCGCGGTTCACGCTGGCCGTGATTTCCTCCGGGGTGATTTCCTGCACCCAAAAGGCTCCGTCATCATAGAGCCGCTTTTCCAGCAACGCCTTGTTGAATGCCTTGTTTGCTGCGTCCGAACAGGTGTAGAGCACTCTCACAATGCTGCCCGCCATGGTGGTCTCCGGCTTTGTCCGCCATCCCCAAAGGTTCTGCGCCACTTCGTCAATGGCTCCGGCGTTGATGCCGTCGATGTCCGTCTGTGTCATGCGGATGGTCTCAAACTTGCGGTACGGGGTCTCGATAAACCGGCTGGATGTGCGGGTGAACCCGGTCTCGGTGTTGTCGTATTCGTGGATGTAGAACCCGCGTTCCTGCCCCTCATCATTGAAGTTGAGGCCTGTGATGCTGCCGCAGTAAAAGGCGTTTTCGGTTTCGGCAAGCTGCTGCGGGCGGTGGATATGCCCCAGCGCCACGAGGTCGAACCCTGCCGCCGAAATGGTGTCCGGATAGATGACCGGCTCAAACTGAGCGAAAAGCGCCGTCTGGCCGCTCTCCATGTTGCATCCGGGCACAGTGTAGTGGGTGGAGAGGATTGACGGGAGACCGGGCGCGCACTGCGCTTTCAGCCCCATCACAATGTCCGCCAGCAGGTTCGTGAATACCTGCGTCTCCTCCTCACGGGAGAGGCCGGGGTGCTTTGCTCTGTACTCTCCCCGGTCAAACCCCGGAACGCCCGCAACCTGAACCGGCTGGCCGTCGTATGTGTAGACCGTCAGGAGCTCCGGCTGGGTGATGATAGAAACGCTGTCATCGCCAGAAAAGGCGGTTTTGAGCATTTCAAACTGCTGTTCGCTGTCGTGGTTCGGGGTGCCCCTCAGCACCACGACCGGCGCTACCTGCGAGAGGCTGCGGATAACCCGGATGGCCGCCCGGCTTTCCTTGAGCCCTCTGTCGGACCAGACGCGGGCCTGATGGAAGATGTCGCCGGAGATGATGATGATGCCCGGCTTTTCCTGTGCCGCTGTCTCCACGAGGCAGTTGAGGCAGTGCAAAACATCATGGTAGCGGGCGTTCTCGCCGTTGGTTTCCGGGCCCGGATAGCTGCCGATATGCCAGTCGCCGGTATGAAGAATTTTCAAAGCCATAATCATTTCCTCCATTCGTGGTTTTTCTGACAGGTTCGGCAATAGGTTTTGCCCTCATAGTGCTTGCGGCTGTATTCCGCAACGTCGAGACCGATTCGGGCCCCGCAATCGGCGCAAAATTCGCTGTCGCCATTCTGGTTCTGCTGGCCGCCTCCGGTCTGCCGGGCTCCGCGCTGCTGTCTCCGCTGCGGAGGCTGCGGAGGCTGCGGCTCTGCGGGAGGCTGGGCGTATGCCGGGGGCGTTTCGTCCTCTGCCGGATAGATGCCGTTTTCCTCATCCTCATCGCCGACGTAGATGGTATGGCTGGCCGCCGGGCGGGCTCCGTAGAGCTCCTCAGTGGCTCCGAACATACTCTCGACGGCTTTCTCCCGGACTGCCGGATTGTCAAGGTTCGGCACCAGATAGGCCACAACAAAGGGTTTCTGGAACTCCTCGATGAAATACGAGGACTTAATCTGCATGGCCGTTCTGAGGGCGCGGTTGAGGGCCTTGCTCTCGCACATCTCGCTGCGGTATTTCATAAATTCCGCCCGCTGCTTGTCCGTCATTCCGGCGGTCACATCGTCAATGGCAATTTCCTTATGGGCGACGATGGTGACGTTTTCGCCGGTAAGCTGGGGGACGCTGATGCGTACCTCATGCTTTACGTCCTTGTTCGGACAAGCGCCGCAGCGCACCAGCTTTCCGATTCCCCGGTTGATCTCCGCGCATTTCTGGCAGGTAGAGGGGACGGTCGGGCGGCTGGACAGGATTTTGATGCCTGCCGCTCGCATGAGCTTGGTGAGCCCTTTCTTGGTGAGGGCGTATTTCGCTGGGGTGGCGGGGTGTGGATAGCCGTTGCGGTCCGTGTAGGCCGCTTTGGCCTTTTCCATCTCGTAGATTTCCCCGTCGTTGAGGTTGGTGCTGATAGATACGGCGTTCATCACCGGCTTTTGGATGTCGGCGATTTCCGTCACCGTCTGCATCGGGACGAGGAGGTTGTACTGCGTAGGCGGGTACTGCTGCACAATGGACAGCGCCGCCTGATTTTTCTCGTTACTCACTTTTCTTCACGCTCCTATTGATTTTTAGGTGTGGGCGTGGTAAAATAGCGTTTAGGTTGAGGGCCGCGCTTTCGGGTGCGGTTCTTTTTTTATGCCATTTTCCTGCCCGGTTTGGTTCTCGGTGTCGTCTCTCAGCAAGTCGCACAGCGCCAACGTGAACGCTTAAAATGCGTTTGCTCGGACCGTTTCTGCGATAAGGATGGCGAGGTAGTCATCGCCGTGGTCGGTTCCCTCTCGCTCGTTGATGAGGCTGAGTTTATGGCGGGCGTAAGGCTCTGCTTCGAGCATTTCCTCCGGCGCTATGGGCGCTCCGAGGTATTCTTCCGCCAAGTCATAAATCTCGACGCTACTCAATCTCGTTGCCATCTGCGGCCTCTCTGGCGGCCTCTTCTCTCCGCTCTTTGAGCACCTGCTTGATGGTTTTCCCGGTGGCCTTTCGGCAGCACGAGGAGCCAAGACCGACCTCAATGGCCTCCGCACTTCTCAAGACCCTGTTGCATCTCCCGCAACGGCAAGGCATTGAATTCCCCATGTGTTTTACCTCCTAACTTTCGAGCCGCCTGAAAACGGCTTTATGGATAAAGTGATAGGCCAGCAACGTGGCCGCCAGCACGAGCAACCATTCTCCGCCGAGGAAGAAGTAGCCGCGTTTCAAAAACGCCAGCGGGACAATGATGGCCGCTACTACGGCCCCGGCGGCGGCTGCCATCGAGACTTCCATGAGCCAAAGAATTACCACCGCCGCAAAGGCTTTCGCCTTTCGGGCTCTCCGCGCCTTTCGGCGTTTCTGCATCTTGGACATATATACCCGCTGCGGGGTATTTCCGCTTGTGCGCTGACGTTCCATTTCTGGCCGCATCTGGCGCACGTTTCGTACCTGTACGGCATTCAAGGTGTTCACCTCTCTTTCAGTAGATTAGCCGCCTCTATAACCGCGCGGCTGTATTTTGTGCTGCGGATGCCCTGTTCCCAAGCCTCCCGCATTCCTGCGTCGCCCATGTTGTAGGCCATGAGTGCCTGATTAGGGTCTCCGTATTTCTCAAAAGCCTGTCCGAGGATATAGACCCCGGCAGTAATGTTCTGGTAGGGGTCCAACATATCCGTGAGCCCCAGTTCCTCCGCCAGCCATTCGTGATTGCAGGCGTTAATCTGCATGAGGCCATAATCATCGGTGGCGCTCTTCGCGTTGGTGCGGTAGTTGCTTTCCTGCTCAATGAGAGCAAGCGCAATCTCAAATGGAACACCGCGCACCTCACACTGTTCCCGGACGAACCTTTGGAGTTCATCGGCGAGAGGGATGTCGTAAAGGATTTCCGGTTCCGTGACTGTCGGTTCGGACACGGTCGTGGTCATTGGCTGGATGTAGACCGTACACTGTGTTTCCGTCAGCACATTATGGGGGTTCGCGGAAACGGCAGGCTCCTCCGCACACCATCGGTCAACTGCCGATGCACAGGAGCAAATCATCGCCACCATGAAAATCGTTGCAAAGAAAACTGTTGCCGCCAGTTCCATCCGCGTTTTAAGTCTCTGCATAACCTCGTGTCGTCTCCGCCGTCAGGCTGCCGATGGCCCGGAGAGCTATACGGTCGAGGATGGCTTTTATCTCCTCCGGCGTTCTGGAACGGCAGTAATCGTCACATATCCTCACGCGGGTGTTCCCGATATGTAGGCTTTCTATGGCATTTCCATTCAAAGCGGTTTCCGACACTTTTCACACCTCCTTGTGGTTTTGTGGATAACTTAGTCCTTGCCGAACTGCTTGAGGTAAAGCAGTTTCAAGGACTGGATTTTGTTGTCTATCTCATCCAACATCCTGAGATACTCTTTCATGCGCTCGCGCTCGTTATCGTCGATAACGCCGTCCGCCGCGATGTCGATGATGCCGTCTTTTACCTCCGGCAGGCATCGCATGACCGAGAGCATTTGCAGCACCACAGCCTCAAGTTCCTCCACCTTTAACGGGTTCACCGTTCCGATTCCCAGCGGGCAAAGCCGCGAGCAAAAATGGTTTTGCAACTCCGGGGCGTTGTAGGTGTCCGCGAGCATGAGCACCTCATCCGGGTGCGGGTTTACGGTTCCCAGCTCGATGTTAGCCAGCCGGGTGCGGTCGATTCCCGTCAGCTCCGAGGTTCCCTCTCTGCTGGCGAGCCGGTCGTTCCACGATGCGGCAGCCATTCGTGCCTTGTAAAATACGTTGTCCGCCGCTTTCGTCGCCATCTTAGGCATTTATCTCTCCCTCCTCTCCGGGTAAAATATAATCACAAGGACGAAACAGATTCGCTCCTTTTGGGGTCGCCTATTTCGGATTATGACGCGAAACGGGTCGTTTTGGGTTAAAAAAAATATCGTCGTACTCGTAGTTGAGCGCGCCCTTGATTTTCAGGCTCAGCTTTAACGACGGGTTTTTCTCTCCGCTCTCGATTTGGGCGTAGTGGCTGCGGCTGATACCCAGCTTGTCAGAAAACGTCTGCTGAGTGTACCCCGCCCCCTTGCGGAGACCAATCAACCTCTTTCTCAATGCGAATGCTCCTTTCTTTTTGCCCCGTATCGGGGCTTTCTAAGAGCATTATAGTCCCTAAAAGGGGCAAAGTCAAGTTATTTTTCAAAAATATTTTCTTGTATGACATTTTTCATGTCATTATGTTCCTTTTAGGGACAAACTATGATATACTATTTTTTCAAGGAGGTTCTATCATGCAGAAGTTTTCACAGCGGCTTATCTCCCTCCGCAAAGAACGGGATTTGACACAGAACGATTTGGCGCGCATCATCAAAAAACAGCGCACCACTGTCTCCGGGTACGAGACCATGGATAAGGAGCCGGATTTCGAGGTCCTCTGTGCGCTGGCTGAGTATTTCGGCGTGACTACCGATTATTTACTAGGCCGGGATGACGAGAGGGCTCATGCCGACGTGGTGTTCCGTAACGACAACGCGAATTTCAAACGCCAGTACGACCGGCTGCCTCCTGAACTGAAAGCCATCGTTACATCAACCTTTGATAGTTTCTATGTAATGCTTTCCCGCGCGATGAGCGCCCAGCGGACGGACGAGCTGGCCCTTTACCGTGACCTCATCGAAGTCTTGCAGCGGGACCGCAGCGCCGTGAAGAGGCTCCTCAGTGATAACCCCGGAGACCTTGCCACTATCTTCCCTCAGCTCATGGAGCGTCAAAACAGCCTAAAGGCGGAAACCGCCGCCATCATCGACAACCTGCTCCAAGCGGATATTGCGGCTGAAAATAAGAAATAAGAAAAGGCCCTGCGGGTGCGGGGTCTTTTGCTTTGGAGGTGATAGTTTTGGATGAGTATTTTATTTACCTGAGAAAATCCCGCGCCGATATGGAGGCCGAGGCCCACGGTGAGGGTGAGACGCTGGCGCGGCACGAGCGCGCCCTTTTGGAGCTCGCCAAGAGGCTCCACCTGAACGTGACGCAGATTTATCGGGAGGTCGTCTCCGGCGAAACAATCGCGGCCCGCCCGGTGATGCAGCGCATCCTCTCCGAGGTCGAGCAGGGGGTGTGGGCCGGTGGGCTGGTGATGGAAATAGAACGTCTGGCGCGTGGCGATACCATAGACCAAGGTATCATAGCGCAGACGTTCAAGTTCTCCGATACCAAAATTATTACCCCGATGAAAATATACGACCCGAACAACGAATACGACGAGGAGTATTTCGAGTTCGGCCTATTTATGAGCCGCCGGGAGTACAAGGTAATCAACCGGCGCTTGCAGCGTGGCAAGCTGGCCGCCGCAAAAGAGGGGAAATGGGTTCCGTGTCGCGCTCCCTATGGCTACCGGCGTATAAAGCTGAAAAACGAAAAAGGGTGGTCTCTTGAGCCGGTCGAGGAGGAGGCTGATGTGGTCCGCCTGATTTTCCAGTTATACACCCGTGGGGCGCAGGCGGAGGACGGCTCTTTCCAGCGTATGCCGCTGGGCGCGATTGCCCGCCATCTGGACGACCTCGGAATCCCATCGCCGCAGGGTGGTTTATGGGGCCGCCCGGCTCTGGCCGCTATGGTGCAGAACCCGGCGTATATAGGCAAGGTTCGTTGGGGCCAGCATCCGTCCAAGAAAAAGGTGGTTGACGGCAAGGTTGTCCGGCAGCGCGTTCAGGCGGATGCCGACGAGGTCCACGTCTTTGAGGGCCGCCATCCGGCCATCATCGAGCAGGAGGTTTTCGATATTGCGAATGAAATGGTGAAGCGCCGCGTCAACAGCTCCACGCATATCGACCTGTCTGTTAAGAACCCTCTGACCCGTGTTGTCTTTTGTGCCTGCTGCGGCCACGCCATGGGGCGCGCCACCAGCGCCGCCCGGCCTGATGCCGGGAGCCTTGTCTGCCGGACGCATGGGTGCCCGACCGTTTCCACCCGGCTGGACATCGTTGAGGAGCGCATCCTCGCTGGCCTCGCTGAGTGGTTATCCGGGTACGAGCTAGAATGGGCCGAGGCGAACAGCCCTGAACACCGTGTCGCCTCCAACGCCGAGGTAAAGCAAAAAGCCCTGCAACGCGCCGAGGGTGATCTCGCTCGCCTGCAAAAGCAGCTTGAGCGGACGCACGACCTATTGGAGCAGGGGGTCTACGACGTGGACACATTTCTGGACCGCTCCCGCTCTCTGGCGGAGAAAATCAACGCCGCAAAGGAGCTGGCCGCCTCTCTCCGGCAGGAGGTTGTCGTCGAGGAGGAGCGTGAGGCGAACCGAAAGAACATCATCCCAAAGGTCAAGAACCTCATCGAGGTCTACCATTCCTTGCCATCTGCCGAGGAAAAGAACGAAATGCTCAAGGATATCGTGGAAAAAGTGGTCTATAAGAAAATCGCCGTCCCCGGCAAACGCCTAAAGCCCGACGACTTTGAAATCGAGATATACCCCCGCATCCCCCGGAAATAGCAAGAGGAGCCGCTTTTGTGGCTCCTCTTCTTTGTTGTATCGTGTTGCGTATTATTTATGATACAGAACACGATACAACAACTTTGAGGCGGTCTGTCCGGGCTGCCGCCTTTGCTTTTTACCCGGCGGGACACCATTCGCGTCACTTATCAAAAATATTTTGGGATTTTACTTGACATTGTCCCTTTTAGGGACTATAATGAGGTCACGAACTAAGGGTGTGACCCCAAACGAAGCACCGAGGATAAAACAGAATGCGGCCAGCCCCGCCCACCTCAAGAGGCTCAAGCGGTAAGCGCGATGCGAAAGGCAACCTCGGCAGCAAGTTCCTATTTTTTTACCCCTCTATGTCCCTTAAAGGGTCATTTACAGGAGGTAAAGACGCATTTAGAGACACGGCTGTCCTACCGGCGCAACGGGGAGAAAGGAAATCGAAATGACGATTAAGAACGAAACTCTCAGAAAAGCCTATGAGGGCTCCTACTACACGATTATCGGGGCTGGTGGAGACCTCGAAGAGTGGAAGAACGGCTATTCCGGCCTGCTGGCCGAGAAGAAAATCGGCTCCGTAAGCGAATGGGTGTCTTTTAAGGGTTCCGCCGTGAACGAAGAGTTCGGGCTGACTGGCGACAACAGATATGACGACAACCTGACCTTTCTGGCGTTCCCGCTGGATGGTCTGGATGTCAGGAAACTGGCGATTTTCAAATTGCAGATGAGAGACCGCTGGTTTGATGATGTCATAGATAATGACCTCCGCCGCGAGGCCGAAAAGGAGGATGAATGATATGTTGAACCCCAAGAACCTGCTGCCCGGCGAGGAGCAGCACGAATATTACAAGGACCGCGTGACGCGCAAACGCCGCTGCCAGTATGACTACCGGGCCGAGGATGGCACCCTGTTTTCCTGCATCCGGCTGTCACTTGAGGCTTGCCGCTCCGCCCGCGATGAGTGGGCGGTCAGCAGAAAGGAGGGCTGATGGATGAAGTCGTATATCGAGCGCATCATGGACGCACACCCGGAATGGCCGCGAAGAATCAAACACGGAGATTATATTGGCGTTTTGTCCGGGGCCCAGCCCCTTTTGGAGGGCGAATCCGCGCCCCTTTATCGCTTTCCGGGCGGCGAGTGTGCGGGTGTAGATTTTGAGGTGTCCGCCGTCCGCACTCCTGTGAAAGATGCCGGTCTTGGGCTCGCGTGTTGCGGTGAGTGTGGAGCAGAACTTTCGTGCAACGAGTTTGGCGATATGCCGGATGTTTGTCCCGTATGCCACGAGGGTATAGATTGGTCTGAATACAGAGGAGGTGGCTGCGGTGAAACCGTATAAAGCCTATGTCAACGAGCTGGGCGAGGTGCTCATCGACTTCGATGGCGATAATTTCCGCCATTCTTATCCCTATACGGTGAAGCACCTCACCCTTTTGGAGGAGGGCTCCTCCTCCGGCGGGGATGATTTGGTAAAAATCCATGCCCGGCTGTCCGCCGTGATTAAGCGACGGGCGGCGCGCCGGTTCGAGCTCTTTATGGGCTGCCTCGGAAACGGTATCACGGTCTGCAATAAGGCCGTGATGGAGCATGGCGATTATAAGATGGTCGCGCATATCTCCGACCAAGGCGAAGTCAAGTGGTATGTGGAGCCCGGCTATACCCCGGCCTCCGATGTCATCAAAATCCGCGAGGCTGCGGCTGTCCAGCAAAACCAGTACGAGACGTGGTGGGCCAGCTTGAGCGAGGCTAAGCGTTACGAGATAACCCTCGATAGGATGAGCCCCTCCGAGCTCATCGAGCATATCAAGGAGCGGCAGGCTGCCCGCGCGGCGAAAGGAGGTACGACTGATGTTTCTCTCTAATGAGCACACCCACAATTTCTGCGAGGCCGTGGGGCTCATCCCGGACGCGGTTGCCGACAAGGACACCCGCCGCCTGAGTTCCTATTACGGGGCCTCTCTCTTCCTGCTGACCGGCCTCAATTCGTGGCCGATGCTGCGCCGGTTCTGCGCTGGTTACATTGACATTGACGGTATGCTCAATGAGCTCCCGCTCTCCTCCGGCGAGGTATTGGTGGTCCGGCTGGCCGGGAACCTCTATAACGGCGGCTTTTGGACCGGCACCCCGCTGGACCTCGTGAGTGATCTCGACCGCGAAATGTCCGGGCTCTGTATCAACGCTCTTCTCCTGCGCCGGGCGCAGGCCTACTACGACAGCGAGAGGGGGATTCGGATATGATTTACGAGGATTTGTACCGGCAGTACGAGCAGAACGACGTGATGCACCGTGGCGTATGTGCCGTTGAGCTGGCCGAAAAAGAGGTTGACGGGTTCCTCCGCTCCCTCTCCAAAGAGCTGCGCGAGCAGGCTGACGAGCTGTTTGGCAAGCTGGCCCGCGCCTATGAGATGCAGGGGTTCCTTTTCGGCGGTACGGTCAGCGGCGCTAACTGGGCGGGCGGCTCCGGGCCTGCTGTGGGGCACACCGTAAACACCCTCGACTTTCACGGCTCTACCCCGGTTCCCGTCTATCAGGTGGAGGTTGAGACCGGGAAGATTTTGCAGCTATACCCCAGCGCCAATGCAGCCGGACGCGAAAACGGGCTGTCAGATAGCTCCATCATAAAATGCTGCAAAGGCAAGCTCAAAACCTGCGGCGGCTATTCGTGGCGGTACGCCAGAATTTGACTAAAATTTCCAAAAAAATTTGCTGAAACCTCTTGCTTTCCACGCGTATGCGTGGTATAATAAGGGTACAGTTGAGGTGAGGCCTCGGCGAGTACGGTGGCAAGGCCAGAAAGGAGAACATAATGGACGAACCGATGACCGATTTTCAGTTTAAGGCGCTCCTCAAGATGGTGCTCGAAATCCTCAAAAGCAGCAAGAGCATCGAGGACGCAATCGCAAAAGTCGAGGCCCTCGTGGATGAGGGCAAATAAAAAGAGCACCAACCGATAGCGCCGGTTGATGCTCGTGACTTGGGGGTGGGGCGGTCTTGCCGCCGCTCCATCTTTCCCTTATGATTATAGCAAACGGCAAGGAAGAAATCAAGTAGGAGGTGGAGGTCGTGAATATACCATCTGATTTGGCTGCACGTATTGTCGGCCATCGAAAGGCCGCCGGGTTGAGCCGCGCGAAGTTGAGCGCCCTCTCCGGGGTTCCCGTCCGAACCATAGAGGACTGGGAGGCCGGTGCCCGCCTGCCTCGTGACGTGTGGCAGATTTGGAATATCGCCTCCGCCCTCGGTTTAACGGTAGAGGAATATTTAGGCTTAGGCAAGGAGGTTGCCGATGAATAACGCGAGAAGAAAGCAGATTGCGGCTCTGGCTGACCGGCTCTCCGCTTTGGCGGGCGAGCTTGAGGAGCTCAAGAGCTCCATGGAGGATATTGAATCCGAAGAGGAAGAATACCGGGACAATATGCCAGAAAACTTCCAGAATAGCGAGCGGTATGAAAAGGCCGATGCGGCTGTGGATGCGCTCGAAAGCGCGGTATCAAGCCTCGAAGAGGTCGCAAGCTCCATTGAGGAGTGTCGAGAATATCTTGAGCAGGCTCAGGAGTAACAGGGAGCCCGGCAGTGCGCCGGGCTCCCCTTTCTTTTACTCGGTCATCTCGGCGCGGCGGCATCCGGCCTCATAGCCCTCAGCCTCACGCAATCGGCCCACGGTTCCTGCCGCCCGGTCAATCTCATCCCGGAGCTCCCGGTCATCAATCTTCCTGAGCAGGTTCGCCAGCTCCGCCTCCGCCCGCTGCAGTTCCGGGCTGTCCTCTCGGTTCATCGTCTTTTCGTACAGTTCATAATTACTCATGTTCATGGTATACCTCCCGTATTATCCATGCGGGGGTCCCCTGCCGCGCCGGTGGGTTTTGCGCCGCGCGGGTTTGCCCGCCTCGGTTATTGAATCAGCCCGCAGCACAGGGGTAGGCTGTTTCTCTTCCCTCGGCAGAGCCCGCGCTCACCTCCTCATCGGCTCTTACAGATACCATTATACCCGGTGCCGTCCATCCGGGCAACCGAGCAATAGTCTGAGCGCCACGAGAACGGCACGATTCCAACGAAACCGGCGCGTAGGTGTAAATTGCTTAGGCAAAAGGGAAAAGGCAGCAGAGGCCATCTGAGCCCCTGCTGCCCTTATTTTATTTCACGATGTCGCGGATGTCGTCCGCTGTGGTGTTCGCTTTGACAATAGGCTCTTTACCCCTGTCATCCGAATAGGTTCCCGTGGTTCCGTCATGGCTCCGCCAGCAGATAAAGTCCTCTATATCGCCAGTGTTGCCCTTACTGTACTCCATCACCTCGTAAACGTCGACCGCAAGCCCCAGTTCCTCCGCCTTATCAAAAAACGGCTGCGCCGTCTGTTCGATAACCTCCGGAAAGTAAAAGCCGCCAGCCAGTATTACACGGATGCTCACGGAGTATTCGCCGTTGCTCTCGCTGACGGTGATCTCCGAGACGGTTTTCGCCGTCTCCGCGTCGAGTTTCTTCGTTATGCAGTCCTCAAGAGCCTGCTTATTCTCCTGAACGACTGCGTAGCTCTCCGCCGCTCCGGGTGTCTGCTCTGTGTGCGTAGGAAATTTTCCAGTAATAAACAAAAAGCCGAAAATCAGTGCCACGAGTACAGCCAGCACGACCAACACGGTCTTTGTGCCGCTTTTCGGGTTCTCTTTTTCTGCATCCATGGGCTGAACCTCCTCATTCTGTGCTTGTTTACTTATCTCTGGGATAATTATAATCGGCAAAACGTGGTACTGTCAATATGCCTTTTACCCATCTTTGGGATATTCAAAAGAGAGGAGGGTCCGCCTCAGTGAATCTATACAAATATGTCGATGGGAGGTGCAACGCCTCCGGTGCTAAAATCCGGGAACTCAGGGAGTGTGCAGGCCTGTCGCAAGAGCAACTCGCCGCAAGGTTGCAGCTTGCCGGTCTCAATCTAAACCAAAAGGCTATCAGTCGGATAGAGACAGGTATTCGCGTTGTGCCTGATTATGAGCTGATTTATTTCTCCGGGGTGCTGGACGTGCCGGTGTGCAAACTACTTGAACAGGACGAATAAGGCGCTCCGCTCTCTCGCAGCGATTGAAAATCGCGGATAATATATAATATACTCTACTCTACTTTTCTCTACTCTTCTTTACTTTATGGGTTTCCGACCCGGATATATTCGGAAATGCCATAAATATCGATTTTCCGCTGCGGAAATAACTGAATTTCAGCTTTTCTGCTGCGGATATAACTTTTTTGCCGGGGTGTGCGGTGCTGTTCTGCGCTCCGGCTTTTCGTTTGTCCGGGTGTTTGAAGATACTTTTTCGAGCCCAAAAGTGATACGTTTTGGCTTTCGGTGGAAGAAATCCCGATTTCATGCCTGATTGTTGGGTTTCCGTCCCCGAAATGCGCTTTTGGAGGCATAACCGAGGCGGAAATTCCTTATTTTAGGCATATCCGGGTCTGATATGCGTTTTATGCAATAAAAAAAGAGCCTCCCGGCCCGCTTTTGTGTGGGGTCGAGAGGCTCGTGCTCTGTGGGTTAGTCTTTCAGGATAGCGCCGTTTTCGTCGTGCGTCTTGGGGAGCAGGGCGACAGCGCCGGTGATGGCTCCGTCGATGACCTGCTGGATTTCGTCGGTGACTTCGATGTCAGCGGCTTTCAGGGCGGCCACAACAAATTCGGTCGCCTCAGCTTTTCGCTGGTCCTTGTCGATGGTCGCCGTCTTATACAGTTTCTCGGCTGCGTTTACGCCTACCTCGGCGAGGCCGATGATGCTGTCGATGATGCCAATAGCCGGATGCGTGGGGAGTAGCGGCTTGATGGTCTCAAAGGCGGTGCCGATCGCGTCGGTCAGGGTGTCAGCAGTCTTAATGCCAGTGCCAACGTCTACGCCCTTTTTCTTGGCGTAATTGATACCGTAGGCCGCGCCGACGATGGCTGCGGCGCAGGCGATGACGATGATGAGAGCGATTTGCATAGGTTCCATGGTTTTTCCTCCTCTTTATTTGGCCGGGACTTTCAGCACGTTCCCGGCATAGATGGTATCGCTGGTGAGCCCGGACAGCGCCTTGATTTCGGTGTAGCGGCTACCGTCTCCCAGCAGTTTCTCGGCGATAGCCCAAAGGCTGTCGCCTTTTTTTACGGTGTATTCAATATAGGACGGCGTGGGCGCTGCACTGCCGCCGTCGGTCGTAACAAAGGCATCGAACCCAGCGGCTTTCAATGCCTTAACCTGAGCATCTGCGTTGGCTTTGACTGAATACGCACCGGTCTGGATCTTGTATAGGCCACCGAAAGTTTTGAGCATGGTGTCAAATCCCGCTGCCTTGAGAGCCTTGGCGTGCGCTTCGGCGTTTTCCTTTTTGCTGAACGCTCCGGCCTGAACGTAGTACATCGCGGAGCCTCCGGCGGGATTCTCTGTTCCGGTACCGGCATTGAGACGCTTGTTTACCTCTGCTGCGATCTCCCCGTGACGCTCGTATAAGTAAGTGCCGGGGCAAGATTTGTTTGCGAAGTCGCGGTGTACCGTCATATTGCAGCCATTTCTGTGGTTCACGCGGTCGCTCTTGTTTGTGGACCAAACCAGTTTCTTGATGCCGTTGCGCTTGCAGATGTCGGTCACAAGGTTGAGCAGTGCGTTGTAGGCCGCGCCCGTTACTGCATACGGCTCTTTAGTGTCGCTCGCAACCTCAATCGTAATGGCTCTGTTGTCATTGGCGGCATTCGAGGAGCACCAAGAACGGTCCTTTTCATCGACGCTAAGGCCAATGCTACCATCTTTGCCTACGACATAGTTTGCAGAGCATTCTCTGTCAGTGGTAGCGAAATAGTCGCACCCCTGTTTTGCTGTCCACTGGCCTACGATGCAGTGAATTGTAATTGTGTCAATAGCGTGGTTTCGCGGGCTGTTTTTGTGTGAGCTGATATTGGTGTAAGTCACCAACGAACTATTACTCATGATGGTTTCCGCCTTTTGCATATCCCCGTCGTAGGCCGTCAGCCCGTAGCTCTCGATGAGCGAAATGAGCTTTTCGGCGTAGTCTGGGGCAGTTGCGTAGCCTGCCGCCTTGATGGCGTAGCAAGCTGTTTTGTAGTCTTTTTCACCGATAACCGCCGCGTAACGGTTCCCGGTATGCAGGAATGCGGAATGGTCCGCGATGCTTTCATCCCACGAGCTGTAGGCTCTGAAAAGCGCGGTGACGGTCGTGTAGTTCACGCCGTCATAGCATTCCTGCGTTTCCTTGCTGTACGTTTTTCCGCTCCACCTGCCGTCTGCCTTAATGCCAAACAGGGCGTTAGCGTTCTGCGCCAGCTCCGAGGTCCCCCAGCCGCTTTCGAGGATGGCTTGTGCGATGGTGAGCGAGGCGAGTACGCCGCTCTTCTCCATGTCCTTGCGAGCCGCCTCTCCGACGGTCTGGATAAATGTCTGCTTTTCCATGTGTTCCTCCTGAGTAGAAAAGGAGGGCCGCGTACACGGCCCTCCCGGTCATTTATCGTAGATACTTTTGGCTGCCTGTTCCGTGAGGAAGTCCTTTTGCTTGTGCTTAACCTGACGAGCATAGTCCAGTGCCGCCTCCATATCCCCGTTGGCGTGGCCGAGCTGGATGGCGTGGGCGGTAGCCTCGCCCAATGCAATCGCCGCCGTGACCCCTTGCACAACGAGGACCATGCTTTTTCCCTGCGCCTTTTCGCGGTCTGCCTCTTCCTGTTTTCGGGTGTTCTCTCGTTCATCAAATCGCCGCTCCATTCGGCGGATGGCGAGAGAAGTAATGGCCGAAGGGATGCTGCAAGCTGCGACAAGGGCTATAATGGTTTCCGCAAAATCCATGGGTATCACCTCAATTCAGCGTCAAATCTGCAATAATGCGCCGCAGTTTCGGCTCTTTGACCTCATGGCTCTTGAGGCCGTGAGCTTTCAGAATGTTGCCGATTGCGGTGAGGACGACGCTATCCTCATCAGGGTTTTGGCCGGGCTCGTAACTCCGCCAGACCAAGTGATTTTGCAGGTTTATAAGCCACGCCTCGCTGTCCTCCGGGGCTTCGTACAAATAAAGAAAGGCCGCCTCGTAGGCAGCCTCAAGCGTGGAATAGTCATAGAGTTCTTCATAGAGCGATTTCATGGGTTCCGCCTCTTAAACAGCGTGTAGGTCGGGTGTCTCTCGCCGAATAACCAGAATCGGATATAGTCGTCGAGGACAATCGCCGTCATGGAGACAGGTACCCAAAGAAGAGAAAAAGGGAGACATATCTGCCCCATGAAATTGAATGGGATGTCCGAGTAGCTCCAGACGTTCAGCCCAAGCCATAAGTTGAGAACAACGCCAGAGATGAGCTCGGCAGAGGTGACAATGGCTGCGCCGATTAGCCCCTGAATGAATAGCGGCGTGTCCCATTCGAGTAAGTTTTCATTGAGCGCCCCGAGCACAAGGAACAGTACACCCCCTAAAACAAACATGGTAACGTGGGTATAGCCTCGCCAGATAACCTCTAATAGTGCATAGGTCGCGCCCCCAAACAAGAAGAGGGTGAGCCCCTTAATTGCCGGACGCATCAGCAATAACCTGCGCCATATTGGCCGCAAGGTCCTCCGGCAGCGTTGCGCCGTAAAAGATGGTTGTCAGTTCATCTGCGCTGGTGGTGCGCCTTGCCCACATCAGCAAGTGGTTACAATAGGTTGTGTGGTAGAGCTTGTGTGCTGTGGCTGCTGCGGCGATAGCGTTGATGTCGGCAGCCGGATAGATCCTGCATAACTGACCGTCCGCGTGGTAAGGATAACCATCCGCCCCCTGCTCCACAGCGGAGTAGGCTGCATTGAGGTTGATTTGGTCGGTCTCTTCCAGCGAAAAATGTTCATTGGAGCCCCCTGTGACGGTTACAGTACACCCGTTCACGATGGCAGCGTGGCAGGCGGCGGTAATTTCCGATAGTTTTGCCGGCAAAAGCGCATCCACCTCTCTTTTTCGAGCAATAGTAAGCCATTCGCTGAAATTGGCTTTTACAGCCTCCTCAATGCCCTCTCTCCAAGGCACAATGATTGTGTGCTCATCCGCTAAATAGGCGGTAATCTGGCCCACCTCCGGGCCCATATCGCCACCGTCGCGCTTTTCCGTGGTGACGTTCTCGCGGAGCATGATTTCACACTCCGCAGGGTTGAGCTGAACCACCGATACAATAGGCGGTTCTTGCGCGTACTCTCGTCTCATGCCTGATAGCCTCCTTTAATTTCTTGAAATTGATGTATGTCCTTATGTATTTCTCATAAAAGCCGTTGGTAGCTGTTCCGTTGAGCCATCCCGCGTAGCTCATAACGGCTGGGGGGTGGCCGGGCTTTCCCGCCGTGTTTCGCGGTATAACAATGGATTTTCTTTACCCTGCGCCTCATCCGTAGCGAGAGGTTTTTCCGTAGCGTGGTTTTCTCTCGGAAGAATCGGAATCCAAGGAAATCAACTGCTCGGCTGGCCGTAGGAAAGACCTGCCAGTTGCTTTTGAGTTGCAACGACAGCCCAGCCAGAAATTCCCGGATTGCTTTTACGGCCTTGTGCAGTGCCCTCTTGCTCGCTGAAAACAGGCACATATCGTCCATATAGCGAACATAGTGGGGTATTCTCAGAACCTCCTTGATGTAGTGGTCGAGCCGTTGCAAAAGGAAGTTAGCGAACCATTGTGACGTGTAATTTCCGATGGGTAAGCCGTCTGCGCTGTTTAATATCACCTCACATAGCCGGAGCGTCCGCTTGCACTTTATCACGCGCCGCAGCTCCCGCATAATGACCGGCGATTTTGCTGAGGGATAGAATTTCCGCACATCCAGTTTTGCACAATACTTCGTGTTCTTCCTGTCCCGCTTGTACCACCTCTCAAGGTAGCGTTTTCCATAATGGGCCCCGCGTCCCGGTACGCTACCGCAGTTAAATTCATACATTCCCTGCTGCAAAATGGGCTGAATGGCCATTATCAGCATCCAGTGGATAATCTGGTCGGGGTAGAATTTCGGACAGCATATCTCCCGCTCTTTTTGGGTGGCTCCGTCTTTGATGTGGAACCGCCGATAGGGCGATGGGGTAAATTCTTCGTTCAACATCATGGTGTAGATTTCATCAACATAGTGGTCGATGTCGTTCAGGATGCGTCTGACCGATTTCCGGCGACGCTTTTTCCGTGATGCCTTAATGATAGCCTCCCGGATGAGGGCTTTGTCGCATAACTTCTCGTAAATATACCCGGTCCTTTTCAATAGGCAATCACCTCTTTCTTTAAGCCTTGAGGGCTTTCGAGCCCGTATCTGGGCCTACTAACTCCCACCTGAGTGGCGTATTTTTGCCGAGTGGCATGGCGCCCCTTTTCCAGGGCGTGGCCGCCTCAAGGGCGGCGGAATGGTGTGCAAATATTTTATGGGTTCCGCATAAAGAAAGACGCGCGCGGCGGTTCCAGTTCGAGTTGGACG